CAATAAAAGATAATATTAATTTATTAAAATTTACATTAAATAATTTATTTAAAAATAATGTTTTTAAATATGTTGACTTTATTATCGTAGATGATAGGTCAAGTACAGATATTAAAAATGTTTGTTTAGAATATCCTATAAATTATTTAAGAATAGAAAATAATAAAGGTTTTAATTTTTCTATGTTAAATAACATAGCAGCAAAAATTGCTTTTAATCATGGCGTAAAAGAAATAATATTATGGAATAGCGATCTTTGGGTTCCAGATTCAGAAACAATATCAAAATTAATAAAAAAACACAACGAAGAAGAAAGCATAATTACTGGCACTAAATTAATTTATCCTGTTTTTTCATGGGACGGTAAAGAAGTTTCTCATAATATTCAAACTATTTTTCCAAATAAATCTAAAGATTATAGAGGTACAATACAATTTGGTGGTTCCTCTTTTATTTTAAGTGAAGAATTTAAAACTTATTTCCCAATACATTCTTATAGATTTAGAGAAAAAGATTACTATAAATCAAACATAGATAAGCTTTCTGAGTTTGTAACTGGAGCTTTTCAAATAATAAACTTAAAATGGTTTATAGATACTGGTGGCTTAAATCCAAGTTTATCTAAGAATTTTCAAGATGTTGATATCTGTTTGAGAGCTTCAGAAGAAAATAAAAAAGTTATGTATTTTGGTAAAGATTTATTTTTATTTCACGATGAGTCAGTTAGTTTATCTAATAATAAAAATGATAATCAATTTGTATCTGATAACGTGCTATACTCTAAAATCTGGAACAATCAAAGATTTTTTAAAACGGTTATACTATAAAAATGATAGAGCCAATTTTAATAAATATTAAAAAATATTCTGATAGCCGTGGTTTTTTTTATGAAAGCTATAAAAAATCGTATTTACAGGAAAAAATAAAATTAGATATAAATTTCGTGCAAGACAACCATTCTGTATCTTATAAAAATGTCATTAGAGGCTTACATTATCAATGGGATGAGCCAATGATAAAGCTTGTAAGAGTATCTTACGGGTCTATATTAGATGTCCTTGTAGATATCCGAAAAAATTCTAATTCTTTTGGAAAAATACATTATTACGAGCTTAATTCTGAAAACAACGACCAATTATTCGTACCAGCAGGGTTTGCACATGGTTTTGTTTGCTTGAGCGAATATGCACATGTGCAATATAAATGTTCGGTAGAATATAATAAAAATGGCGAATCAGGAATAAATCCTTTTGATAAAGATTTAAATATTGATTGGAAAATTAATTTAGCTGATGCAATCGTATCCGATAAGGACATAAACTCAAAAAGCTTTAAAGAATATTGTTTAGAACCTAAATTTAAGGAATAAAATATGAAAATTTTAGTAACTGGCGGGAGAGGTTTTATAGGAAGTCATTTTGTTGAAGAATGTCTTGCCAAGGGCTGGTCAATTGTAGATGTTGATAAATTAACATACGCTTCTAATAAATCCCTCCCTTGGGATAATCATAAGAATTATACATTTATTAAAGCAGACATCAGCGAAATAGATCATCTACCATCGTGTGATGTTTTAATTAACTTTGCTGCTGAAAGCCATGTAGACAATTCTATAAAAAGCTCTGATGTGTTTGTAAAGAGTAACATCTTAGGCGTTCATAATCTTTTAGAATTGATAAGAGGCAAACCATCTTACGATAGGCCATTATTTTTCCACATTAGTACCGATGAGGTCTATGGTGATCGTCATGATGGCAAGTTTACAGAGGACGATAAATTGAAGCCCAGCAACCCGTACTCAGCCACAAAAGCAGCTGCCGAAATGTTAGTTCTTTCCTATCATAGAACTTACGGAATTGATTATTTGATTACTAGAAGTAGTAACAATTATGGCGAAAGACAGTTTGAAGAAAAATTAATTCCAAAATGTTTACAATGTATCAAAGAGGATAAAAAAATTCCAATTCATGGCGATGGAAGTTATGTAAGAGATTGGACATACGTAAAAGATAATGTAAACGCTTTGATATTATTAATAGAAAAAAATATTAAAAATGATGTATTTAATATCGCAGCCGAGAATTATTTAACTAATTTAACTGTAGCAAAAGAAGTTTTAACGTGGTATAATAAAAATGAAAATTGCATAAAATTTGTTGAAAATCGATGGGGACAAGATATTCGTTATGCTGTTTCTAGCGAAAAATTAAAAAAAGCAACTGGCTGGAATCCAGATTTTATTAATGGATTAAAAAAATTTGTAGGTTAAAAATGAAAATTTTAATAACTGGCGGTAATGGTACTTTAGGAAAAGAATTAATTAAAATAATTGATAAAGAAAAATATACTGTTATATCCCCTAATTCTAAACAGGTGGATATAACAGATTTTGTTGCTTTAAGAGAATATTTTAGAGTAAATAAACCTAAGCTTGTTATACATTGTGCGGCTGTTACTGATGTTAAAAAAACAGAATCTAATCCAATGGCCGCTTTAAATGTAAATATTATAGGAACATGTAATGTTGTAGCTTGTTGTGAAGAGCAAAATATAAAATTAATTCATATATCTACTGATCACGTATTTGATGGACAAAAAGGTAATTATTCTACAGATGAAGCCATAAATCCCATAACAAATTATGCCAAAAGTAAAGGAGCAGCAGAATTGGCTGCTAGGATGTATAAAAATAGTTTAGTTATCAGAACCTCTTTCTTTGGCTATACTTTTCCATATGAAAAAGCTTTTGACGATCAATGGTCTTCAAAAGATTATATTGATATTATTGCACCAAAAGTGCTAGAAGCTGCTCTATCAGATACAACGGGCATAGTACACTGTGCCAGCGAGCGTAGAACCATATTTGAAATAGCTAAAGAAAGAAAAAAAGATGTGCAAAGCTGTAGTAGAAAGGAAATTAATATTCCAATTTTATTTGATACGAGCTTAAAATGAAATATTATCTTACTATTTTTACCATGTTTAAAAATGAAAAAAGATATCTTAAAGAATGGATTGATTTTCATTTACTTATTGGCTTTGAACACATTTATCTATGTGATGACTGTAGCACAGATGAGCCATTAGAAGTATTAAGACCCTACATGGATAAAAAATTAATAACATATTTTACTTGGAAAGATGAACCAAAACCATCTTTCTCTTCTAGAAATTATTTCGTAGATACTTTTAAACATGAAACATACTGGACTGCTTTTATTGATATAGATGAATTTTTATTTTGTTCCAATCAAGAAGACAAAATATCAGAAAAAATCAAAGAATATGAACAATTTTCTGGCTTAGGAATCAATTGCTATGCATTTGGTAACAGTGGATTAAAAAAATATGATGAAAGATTAGTCACAGAAAAATTTATTTATAGAAGTGAAGATACACATAGAGAAAACACTTATATAAAAACAATATCCAAACCGATTACTATGGATAGGTCCAGTAACCCACATTACGCTAATTATATTACTGGATACGCAGTAAATGAAAATAAAGAAAAAATCACTGGATCAAATTGTGTAAATAATAATAAAATTTTCAGAATTAACCATTATTCTAATAAGTCAGAAGAAGAATACTATAACTTTAAATTTAAGCCAAATGAAGGTAGATCTCCTGTCTTAAAGGCAAGCTATGATAAATATAATAGCGAGTGCATTATTGAAGACAGATTAATACAAAGATATTTAAAGGATCTAAAAAATGTTGATTAATTATATAAAAAATAAAAAACCAAATTATGAAAATATAAAAAATCTTCTAGCGGATTCAGAGGAAAAGAACCACTTCACTAATAACGGTCCAGTTAAAATTAGATTAGAAAAATATTTACATAGTTTTTTAAAAATTGATAAATCTAAAAAAGTTCTTTGTGTTGCAAATGGAACTCTTGCGCTGCATGCGATTGACTACTACCTTAAATTAAAACAACATAAAAAAATTAAATGGATAACACCAGCCTATACCTTTCCATCTTGTGCAATCGGCGGGATGGATACAAAAATATTAGATATTAACTTAAATGATTTTTGCATATTAGAAGAAGAATTATTAAAAGAAAATAATTACGACGGATTAATAATAACCAATCTATTTGGAGCTTACCCAGACATTGATAAATGGGAAAAATTTTGCAAAGATAACAATAAAATTCTTATTCTTGATAACGCTAGTTCACCGTTGAGCAAATATAAAGATATAAATATTTCAAACTATGGAGATTTTTCTTTTGGTAGTCTGCATCATACAAAGATAATAGGATTTGGTGAAGGGGGTTTTATAATCTGTAATGAAGAAGATTATGATGGCTTAACTTCTGCTATAACATTCGGTTTTAAAGGAAACAGAATATATAATGAAAACTCCTCAAATTATAAAATGTCTGATGTACAAGCAGCTTTTATTTTAGATCATTTAATGAGTTTTGATTTACAAAAATATCTATCTATACAAAATATATTTTTAAATGAAATTAAATTTGATGGCGCATCAGTGTTTAATAAGAAAGAAGATTTAGTATATGGTAATTTACCAATTGTTTTTCATAAACCAACAAATAATTTACTTTTTAAAGATTTAGGCATTGATGCCTATAAGTATTATCTACCGTTGAAACAATTACCAAACTCATTATTTCTATACGATAGAATGGTTAATTTTCCTTTAAATGAAAATTTACGGGAAGAAGAAATAGAAATAATCATAAAAGCTATTAAAAGACAGGCAAAAATATGAAATTAGCCATTATGCAACCTTATATATTTCCATATATTGGTTATTTTCATTTAATAGATAGCGTTGACACTTTTGTTTTCTATGATGATGTAAACTTTGTCAATTCAGGGTGGGTGAATAGAAATAAAATATTAGTAAATAATAAAGAATTTCTTTTTACTGTCCCATCTGATTGGTCACAAAATAAAAAAATAAATGAAATTTTTGTAACAACAGATTATAAAAAATGGCAAAAAAAATTTTTAAGTACTTTAAAGCATACATATGGTAAAGAAAAATTTTTTAAAGAAACATCAAATTTAATAGAAAAAACTTTATCATGTAGCGAAAATTTAAATGATATTTGTAAGACTTCCATAATAAATACATTAGAATATTTAGAAATAGAAAAAAACATTATTCATTCTTCTGATATTTTTAAGAATGAAAATTTAAAATCAAATGATAGAATAAAAGATATATGTAAAAAAAGTAAAGCAGATGTGTACATTAACACATCAGGCGGTAAAGCCTTGTATTCTAAAGAAGATTTTGCTAAAGAATTTATTCAACTTTATTTTATAAAAAGCAAAGAAAATTTAAATTTTTTATCAATAATAGATACAATGATGAAGCATGGGAAAGACACAAAAAAATTTATAAAAGAATACGAGATAGAATAATGAGTTCACCAGAAATTTTAAAAAATCATTACGAAAAATGTTTTATGATTCATGGGGATAATCATCTTGGGGCAGATTGGACTAGAGAAAAAGATCTCTATACAAGATATAATGTTATGTTATCTATTCTAGATAGAAGCAACACAGAAAAAAAGATTTTAGATTTTGGGTGCGGAACAGGTATGTTATATAATTATATTTTATCTAATAATATAGAATATATAAACTATAACGGAATTGATATAAATAATATTTTAATAGAAAAAGCTAAAACAAAATTTAAAAATATAAGCTTTAAAACATCAGATATTTTTAAAAATCCAGAAGTTTTAGAAGATTATGATTATGTTGTTTGCAATGGTGTATTCACCGAAAAAATAAATTTAACACATCAAGAAATGTTTAGCTTTTTTTCAAATGCCTTAAGTATACTTTTTAAAAAAACTAAAATTGGTATCGCATTTAATTTAATGTCTAAACATGTTGACTATGAAAGAGAAGATTTGTTTCATGTGGCTCATGATGAATTGGCAAATTTTTTAACTAAAAATTTATCAAGAAATTATATTATTAGAAATGATTACGGTTTATATGAATATACTACGTATTTGTATAAATAATGGATAAATAATGGATAAACTAATTATATTTGGCGATAAAGATTTAGCTGAGTTGACTAATTTTTATATAAATAATGAAAAAAAATACGAAATAGAGTGCTTTACAGTACACAAAAGCTTTCTTACAAAAGAAACTTTCTGTGATAAACCGGTAGTGCCCTTTGAAGACATAGAAAAAAAATATTCTCCAAATGAATTTAAATTATTTGCACCAATGACTGGCGTAAAAATGAACGACATTAGAACAAATATTTATATGGAAGGCAAGAATAAAGGATATAAATTTATTTCTTACGTAAGTCCAAAATGTACTAATTTTGCTTCTAAGATTGGAGAAAATTGTTTTATTCTAGAAGACAATACTTTACAACCTTTTGTGGAAATCGGTAATAACGTTGTCATGTGGAGTGGTAATCATATAGGTCATCATAGCTTGATAAGAGACAATACATTCTTTACATCTCATGTTGTATTGTCCGGTCACTGCGACGTTGGTGAAAACTCTTGGTTTGGCGTCAATGCTACTATTAGGGATCAGACAAAAATAGGAAAATATTCTTTAATAGCTATGGGTAGTTTAGTGACAAAAAACACAGATGAAAATGGTTTCTACATGGGAAGCCCAGCTAAAAAACAAGAAAAAAAATCTACAGAGGTTTATTGATGTGGGAAAAAAAAGGGAATATCTTTAGCAAACACTGGGCGCAATTACCAGTTGTAGACACCTCCTATGAAGATTTTTGGAGAATATTTTATTCTCAAAGAATGGATAACAAAAGTTATCCTATGTTCATAGATGTAAAAAAAGACAATCCAACAGAAATTATAAATGAAAGCCAATCACCAATAATAGTTTTAGGTGAATTAGGAACTTTTGATCAAGCTGGAGTAATGCCAACTGAAATTATAAACTATAATAATAAAAAATATTTATATTATATTGGGTGGTCTAATAGAAAAGATGTTCCTTATTTCAACACTATTGGATTAGCAATAAGCGAAGATGAAGGTAAAACTTTTAAAAAATTTTCCACAGGTCCAGTTTTTGGCTCTTCTTACAAAGAGCCGGGATATACTGGAACTATAAAGATTATGATTGAAAATAATATATGGAGAGCTTGGTATTTATCATGCCGAAAATGGCAAGAAATAAACGGTATTGTAGAACCTTTTTATGATATAAAATATGCAGAATCTACAAATGGAATAGATTGGGAGCCTCATAACAAAACTTGCATTCGTATGGATGAAGATTTTGCTGGGATTTCGCAAGCGTCTGTTTTAAAAATTGAAAATAAATATCATATGTGGTTTTCAGCAAGAAAGAAAACTGATTATAGAACCAATCCTAATAATAGTTACAGAATTTATAAAGCCATATCTCATAACGGAATCGATTGGGAGTATGACAAAACTCCATCTCTGGATGTCTCTGAAACAGGTTGGGATTCTACTATGGTAGAATATCCTTATGTAATTTTTGATAAGCAAAGTTATTATATGTTTTATAATGGAAATGGGTTTGGAAAAGAAGGAATAGGATACGCAAAAATAAAAAAATAATAATTTTTTAAGAACAATAAAATGAAAAAACAATTAAAAGAAGATGGTTATTTATTATTAAAAAATTTTTTAGATTTATCTGTTTTGAATGATCTTAAAAAAGAAGCGGAATTATTTTTTTTAAAACAATTTCAAAATCATATTTCAAAAAATATAGAAAAATTTGAAGAAAAATATATGTTTGAATTGTTTGAAAAAAATTTTGAAACTTTTCAAAATTGTGGCAAACACATACAACATGGATCTATAAAACTACATTCTCTTGGGATTAATAATAAAATTTTAGATACTTTAAAAGAGTGTGGGCTAGAATATCCTGCTATAGCCACAAGACCAGTTCTTTTTTTTAATCATCAAAAATTAGCAAAAGATCAAGTATATTACAAAACGCCACCTCACCAAGACTGGAGTAGTATTAGAGGATCTAATGATTGTATGATTGTTTGGATACCACTAGTAGACGTAGACAAAAGTATGGGAGCATTGCGAGTAGTACCAAAGTCTCACACAAATGGAAATTTAATGTCTAATGTTGTTGGAGGTTTTGGTGCTGTTTCAAAATATTCTAAAGAGGACTTTATTGATGTTCCAATGAATAAAGGCGATATATTGATATTTTCTTCTTTCTTAGTTCACGAATCAGGAGATATGGATACAGATAAAATACGCTGGTCTTGTAATTTTAGATACAACAATATCAATGATGAAGATTTTATTAAAAGAAATTATGAATTTTCATATATTTATAAGCCAAAAATTAAGGAATAAAAATGAAAAAATTTGGAATTGTTATTTGCACATATTATAGAAAAGATGGTTCTTCTTTTTCAAAAGTTTCACGCTCTATTGAATCAATAAAAGAGCAAACAAATAAAAATTGGAAAATATTTTTAATTGGTGATCATTATGAAAACGAAGAAGAATTTAAAAAAATATCACAATTGCTGCCAGAAGAAAAAATTACAGCAATAAATTTACCATTTGCAGCGGAAAGAGAATCTGGTTTATTTTTTGATAATAGTTTGTGGTGTTCTGCTGGAGCAAATGCTTCTAATGTTGGCATACAAAAAAGTATAGAAGAAGATTTTGAGATTCATTGTCATTTAGATGATGACGATATTTGGGAAAAAAATCATCTAGAAGTTCTACAGTCCGTTTATGATAACATGCCAGAATCTGTTTTTGTTTATACTAATGCTTTATATACAGACAGAAATAATATAACTAGAGCATTTCCTCCTGAAAACATCAGTAAAAATTTATTCTATAATAATCTAATGCCAAGACCAGAAAGATTGATACATTCAAGTGCTTCTTGGAAATTAAATTCTATACCTTTTAGACATAGAAATACTATAGAACAGGGGAGAGTTTTTCCCGGCGATGCTGATATGTGGGAAAGAATTAACCTATATTGTAAAGAAAAAAATTTAAAGACGGTCTATGTTCCAGTCACAACAGTAATAAAATTTGACGAGGCGAGTATTCTTAAATAAATTTTAAAAATATATTTATTTATGCTATTATAAGAACAAATTAGGAGATAACATATGAAATTATCAAATCAAGCAGTAGGTTGTTTAATGGTGGCTCTACAAGAAGCTATTATGGAGCAAAAAGATATTGTTCCAATTTTAAAAGATTTTGATTTTATACCCGATGGAGAAGATACTGAATGTGAATTAGTTGTATCAAATCCTCCAAAAACCTTAAAAGCCCCTATGAAGGAATTAGTATAAATGCCTATGTACGTTTACGAATGTAATGATTGTAAAAATCAATTTGAATCAGTGCATAGTATGACTGAAGAATTACATAATTGCGATAGGTGTGGTGGCGTTGATAGTTTAAAGCGCATACCACAGCTTCTCACCTCTTATAATCAAGATAGACAAAGAACAGTTGCCGGGGAGAGGGTAACAAAATTTATAGAAGATTCAAGGCAAATTTTAAAAGATTCAAAAGAAAAATCTACTAAGGAAGTATTATGATTTATTTTTTATTATCTTTATTTTTGATTCTTTCTTTAGTTATTAATGGTGTTCTTGTTTGGTACACAAGAAATGTAGTAAGACAATTAAATTATGCAATAGACAATTTTGATGATTTTCAAAAATTCTTAGATGAATATTGTGAAACTTTTGAAGAAGTTTATAAATTAACTGATTTTTATGGTGATGAAACAATAAAACAATTAATCAATAATACTAAAAAAGTTAGTGAAGCTTCTAAGAACTTTAAAAAATCTGTTTTAGGACAGGAAATAGAAAATGAAACAGATACCAAGCAAGCAGAATAATCAATACTTCACAAAAGAACACGAAAAAGCTATTTTAGAATATGCCTCCATCATAGATGAAAGGCGTAGAACTTTTTTATATGAAACATATATCCAGCCAGCCTTTAATGAGATGGTTGATAAAATAGTTTTTACTTATAAATTCAACAATTTACCTAACATAGATGATCTCAAAAGCGATTGTAAAGTATGGTTAACAACGATTCTCGACAAATTTGATACATCGAAAGGTTCAAAAGCGTTTTCTTATTTTAGTGTTATTACCAAAAATTGGTTTATTCATAAAGTTAAAAAAAATAACAACAAAAAAGAAGTATACATAGAGGAAATACAAAATACAGCAGATGAAGAGCAATTAGTAGTAAATCATGACTATGATGAAAAAAGAGAATTAGAAGAGTTCTGGCAAGCCTTAAAAGAAGAAATGCTCATTTGGGAATCTAAAAAGATGAAACCAAATGAGCATAAAGTTTTTATGGCTATTAAAATTTTGATTAATGATAGTAATGCAATAGAAATTTTTAACAAGAAAGCTATTTATCTTTACATAAGAGAAATAACCGGCTTAAACACAAAACAAGTAGTAAGTAACCTAAAAAAATTTAAAATTAAATATGTTGAATTTAAGATTAAATGGGATGCCGGTGAAATAACTCATATAGGTAAATAAAATGTCAAATTCAAAATTTACATTAGATCAATACATAGAGAAGGCAAGTGAAAACATAAATGCCGATAGAGCTATGGCTAATAAACTTTTGGTAGAGCTTATGCAGGAAATGAGCAAATCTAATGATAAATATATTCACAAAGAGTTTGGTGATATAGCATCTAGTTATTTAGAGACACTACAGCGCAGCAATGAGCAACTTGTCAAAATTGCTTCAATTATCCAAAGAAGGGAGAGTGTTGAAGGCGGTCTTGGCGAAACTGAAAAAGATCAAATTTTTGATGCCATAAAGGGAGAATAATATGGCTAAACAAAAGCAAAAAATAAATTTAAAAAAACAAGTTGCCAAACTAGACCATTCTCCATTAATGGTAGATTCACCTAAGATTATCTCAGGGGAATTTGAGTCAAATCCTTTTAAAACATATGCAGGGTTACTTGAAGATTATTATTCTTATAAACAATATAGCGCAAATCAAGAATTTTTAGCTGTTGTATTGCAAGAAATAATAGTAGCCGATGCTTATCAAAACCTACCAGAATATATACAGGCTAATTTTGAAAGCACGGTACAGCAAAAAATATTTAGAATTGTCATACCGCCTTTAGACTCTCATTTGCCAATTTTTGATACTGATTCGTTGTCTACTTCTTTAAAGTTATTTTTAAATGATATAAGTAGATATGCAATATGCGAGGACAAGAAACAAGATTCTACTATTAAAGTGGGTTCTATTGTACGCATATCAGACGCTATCGTAGCTGCTAGACTAAGAAAACCTTGCATTATAAGAAGTGTTTTACCGTTAGAAAGCATAGATGTCGAAGAAGCTAAAAAGAAACTTTTAGATGCTTATGAAAAATGTATTCCAAAATTAGCTTTAAGGCCACCACCTGAAAAAGTTAAAACAGAACCTGCTAAAACTACAGCAATAAAACCAGTTTTTTCAAAAGAATCTGAGATCCGTTCAAAAGTTGATCAACCAGAAAATTCGCCAGCAATCAACAGAAACGTTGAAAAAACTAAAGAATCACCTGCTCCTGTTGATGCAGAAAAGCAAAAAACAGAAACTATAAAAGAAACTATGCCATCTGCTGATGACCTTAAAGCAGCATGTGATTTAGGACCAACACAATCACCGCAAAAAACAGATAAAACTGTTGATGAAAAGATTAACGAAAATTGTTTTGTTAGAAATGGTAAAACTCTACCAATTACACAAGAAATAAAAGATTTAGGAAAAGCTGGATTTTTTAATTCTCTATCCGCAAAAACAGGAAAAAAAGTATTAACTGCCTCTAAAACACTTGATTCAATAGGACCAGTTTACGAATACCCAGAAGATTTAAGAGATCCTAGAATGATTGTTATAAAGACAGTACAATATACATTCGCAAATGATTATTTTGAAAAAATTCAAAGTGATAAATTGGCGGCTGCTCATTTCTGTATAGATCTTAATGGAGATATATATCAGTTTACTGATACAAAAAATTTAGTAAAAAGTTATAATCCTATAATAGATGAAAAAGCTATTTATATAGCTGTCGTAAATATCCCATTTAGAAATAGCGTTTCGACACTAAACAAAAAACAATTTAGAGTTTTATCAAACTCTCCATTTTCTTTTAATAATATCGGCAGACAAGCAGAACTAGCAGCAAGCGTATTGTCGGATAAGACATTCTTAAAAAGATTTTATAGCCGAAAAGGTGCCGAAAAAGAAGATATAGCCGATAAACAAAGTATAATTGATGGAAGCAGGAGTGGAAGAACCATAGACACATTTAAGTTAGATGACGGAAGAGACACTTTCCCAGACTATAGGCTTGATTACACGGAATTACAAAAAAAGTCTATAGTAAAATTAACAAGAGCGTTATGTGTTTCTTATGGTATACCTTTAGATTTTAATTCTTTTCCAAAAACCTATGGATTTGATCCAGAAGTTGCAGCAGGAGATTTTATTGGAATTGTTTGTCCATTTCATTTTTCTTTAACAGAAATGGAACCATTAAATTTTTATGATTTTTCTTTTAGAATAATTGATAATATATAAAAGGGAAAAAATGACCAAAGACGAAGCATATAAAAAAGGATATACAGAAAAGCAATTGGAGCAGTTGGATCAAGGGCCAATTGACGAAGATTTTCCTTTTCTTTCTCGTAGATTAACCGGGGATTCTGAAGAAAAGATAAATCAAAACGAACAACATAATGCATGGATTATAATCGGTAGAGATCGTCCAGCTGGTTTAAGTAGTGGTTATGGTCAATATCCAATTGATACAACTAATAGGTTAATCGACGGCAGAAAGGCGAGCACAATTGATATTGGGGTTGGTAGATATTCTTGTGACCCAACCATATATACAAAAAAAGAGGTTGTAGGCAATAATATGCAGCTAGACGCTGCTAGAATCTACATCTCTCAAAAGACTGACATAGATTCTAATTTTGAAATAAAGCAAGCTGGTACTTTGGCAGAATCGATAGCACAATCGGCAATAGCTCTTAAAGCTGATGTTTTAAGATTGATATCTAGAGAAAGTATTAAATTAGTTGCAAATCTTGGAGATCCGTATAATTCAGCCGGTGAACGCAATCGTGGTATAGACCAAATATACGGCATACAATTAATAACCGGTACTGGGGATAATGCTGTCGGTGACAATGTACAGCCTATAACAAAAACAGGCAATTTAGTGGAATTTTTAAAAGAATTAATTTCTCAATTAAACACTTTTATTGGTTTGTTTGCAACTTTTGTGCAAGTACAAGACAGATTTAATACTGCAATTAGAGATCATAAGCATACTGGTATAGTTAAAAGTGGCCCTAATGGATCTTTGGAGGTAGATCAATCGTTTGATTTATTAGCGGCGCATATACCTTATTCTATTCAAAAGCCACAAATAGATACAGGTGCTAAAAATTCAAAAATAAATATTGGATCTGATTTAGTAAGTAGATTTTTGGAAGTAAATGCAGATAAATACATAGGAAGTAAATATAACAAGACTAATTAAACCATGACATATCCAAATACATCATTATTATCATCTTTTGGTATCTTACAATATAAAAGTATACCTCCAAGAACGCATTATATTCAGGGTCGGCGTCAGCTTATAAATATACCATCTACTACTCCTAACCAATATGAATTTCTTGAAAACAGAATTAACTTAAAAGATGGCGTCGATCAGCTTTGCGAAGACCCAATCTTTAAAACAAAATTTAGTCCTATTATATTGAGAGTTTTAGAATATAATATCGGCAAAGACCAAAAATATGCTAGAGTTATGATAGCAACAGATATACAAGATAATGATATATCAACAAAAAACTTTCTTTTATATTTAAAAACAGAAAAATCAAGACAGAATTCAAAAATTTATACAAATCCATCATATGTTTCTGGTACGGACGATAACGGAATTGGTCATTTATATGTTGAGCAAAAATATCTTACTTTAGTAGATCCGTCAATAAAAGATTTTAACTCAGATAGATATGAAGCATCTTATGAAGCATCTAGCGAAAAAGATATAGAATACCAAGAATCTTTAAAAAGATTTGTAGATACTCAGAAATATAATCAAATTTCTGGATTAGGACCAACAAATTGGAAAGAAAATTTTAAATTTTTTAAAAATGATAAACCAATAGAATGGGAATTAAAAAGATCGGATTCATATACGCAAGATGGTGAAGTATTTTTTGATAGAAGATTAGCTTCTTATTGCGTTTCAGTTTTAGTGGATGAATCAAGATATGATTTTAATATTTTTAATGATGCTAAATACGAACAGATTAAAAGAAAAGGCTTTAATAGAATCGCTGAGTATCTTAATTTAGGAACTTTAAAGAATGAAGCTGCGTATGAACTTGATACTGGCGGTGCATTTACAAAAATTGATCTTATATTAAATAAAAATTATTATGAAATTGTAAAAATAATAGATGTTTATACAATCTCTAGAGAAGATGCAAAATTTAAATTTTTAGTATCCGTTCCTCATAGATATATAGCAAAATACATAAATCAAAACGTATCACCAGTTCAGGCAGCTACAGTAAAAATAGCCGAATATGCGCTTAATGCGGTAGACTCTAATAGGATAGATCTTCAAAAAGATTTAAACAATTATTTAAATAGCTTATCGCCAGAAGAACGTGAAAAAATAAATAAATATTTAAACTTCAATGTTCAGACAGAATTGGTTGATAAAGGATTAAGTTATATAAGACAAAAGTTTATAGAAAAAACCGGTAATTCTACAATACTTGCGAATGGATATGATACTTTTATTAAGTCTTTAGTAGGAAGCTCATATCGTGCAGATATCCCAATCGATGCAAAAGATCCGTATTTATTTTTTAACTTAAGCCCAGATAAAATAGATTCAACCAGAGAAGTAGTTAAAAAATACTCAAAAAGAGTTGGCAAGCTGGATTCTTTAAACCAAGAATATTTAAAAAAACATAGAATAGAGCCTGCACTTTCATTGCCAAATATTTCTGCCGGTATGCAAAGATTGTTTGATAAATTAGTATTATTTGCTACGGAAAAAGTTAGTTTTAAATTAAGTGTTTCTTCTCAAGAAGCAGAATCATTATTAAGGGGTATCGCAATATATTTTGAGGGTGATCCAAACACATTTGGTAATTTTCTTTTACAAGACATAGAAGAATTTTTTGTTGTGATAGGAATTGATATTATTTATGGTGATAATGAATACATAAAAATAGGCTCAACAAAAAAACAAGAATTTGATAGCATTTCTGAATTATCAGATAAAACTGTTTTATTTTTATATTATCTTTATGTAGAAGCTGCAAAATATTTAGAAGATAATTTATATATCACAGATTATAAATTAAGAGCTTATGAAAAAGAAAGCTATCAAGGCTTTATAACAAAATATATATTTCCGCCTTTAAATATAACTAATTCACCATCTAAAGATGATGATTTTCTTAGTGGCAATTTAGAATGCGCTGAAAATATTGGTAAAAATCTTTCTGGTCAATTAGCGCGTCAAACAAAAAATTTACGTTCCTCGACATATAATAGCGCAAAAAATTTAGCTCGCTCAAAAGATGTAGCAGTAGATCGTTTTTCTAAAATGCTCTATGATCCTAGATGGAATCTAAGAGATGAACTTGATCAATTTCTTTTACAAGTTTTAACAAATATAGATCTTAATAGTTTGGTTGTCATAATAACAGACTGTTTAAAGAAAAAAGATGTTCCATTACAAGAAATAGAAAAATTAATTCGACTTTTGTTAGCGATACACAATAGAAAAACGCCTATATTGTGCATGCTGCCTCCGATTAATTTACCACAAATACCATCATTAAATATCAGCTTAAGGCTTCCTGTATTAGATATAGTAGGAGCGGTCGAACAAACAGTACTTAAAATAATACAGGACACGGTTAATAAAGTTATTTCTGATTTATTAAAATCACTTTTAGACAATTTAATTGATTGTGAAGGAGCTTTTGAAGCCACAAACGATACGACAGAAGCTTTATCTTCTTTATTGGATAAGCTGAAATCTTCAAATGACGCTGAAGAAACAGGAGGTTCAGATGGGGATTCTGGCTCTGAATCTGACATAGGTAGCGGCTCACAAGCTTTGCAACAAGCAGGCGACGGGACAGATAGTGATAGAAATAAATCTGGAAATTTAGCATTTTCTAGCGGTTCTTCAAAAAAAGTATCTAATAGAAAAGCAAAACCACCTTTTAATACAAAAATATTAGATGTAATTTTACCTTATTTTTATAATGTAGCTGAAAATGATAAAAAACAATTATTAGTAGAGTTTAAAACTCTTATTGACACCATATCAAAAAATACAACTTCAGCAGAATTTTTAAATTTACTAAGCGGCAGACCATCGAAAGAAGTTACAATATTTATTATTGATACTATTTTATCTGGTTCACAGACCAAATACAAAATTATTGATAAATCAAAAATTTTAGATAACAGAGAAGGAGTTACAGAGGTATTTACTGCTTTTAGCGGCTTAATTGATCAAGATATTTTACTTACATTGAGACAAGCCACGATTAAAGTTAATACTGATGTAAATGCTTTATGTAAAGACTTAGAAAATACTTTAGCGTCTAATGCTTTTGATCCATACAAAGAACAAGATCAAATAGGCGCTACGCTTTCTGCTTTAAATAAAGATGATATTGAAGTTAAAATTTATAAATCTAAAAATTACTTAGATGAACAAATAAAAGAATCAAAAAAGAAAAAATTAGCTAAAGATTTACAATTAGTTAAAGATTTAGAAAATTTACTTTCTGGTAGATCACTAGATGGCGTTTTACCATCATTAAAACCACAATTAAATCCAGACGGATCTATGACAGCAGGTTTGCTACCATCAGAACCTTTAACTTTTGAAATGAAGTCTGCTCAAAGATCAGTTGACTCTTTCTTTCAATCAATACGAGATAAATTTAATGAAGAAGTCACTTCTGCAAAATATACAGCTTTGACAACAAGAGCGGTTAAAAAACAGTGGTCGCACCAAAAAGCACTAAAAATGTTCCCAGAATATGAAGATTTAAAGCCCGCTAAACAAATCGCTAAAAGAACATATTATACAAATGAGCTAGTTGTCAACCCAGATTTGAAAAAAGTGCTACAAGAAAATGTAACTTTTGGAGCAAATAAATTTGAGGCAAAATTAATAATTCCGAAACCTCAAGTTAATATGGATGACATACAGAATGATAGTGAAATACCTAGCGATTTAAAACAAAAAATTAAATCTGCTATGGATCAAGCTGATTTAGCGATAGCAAAAGTAAATAATTATGTAAATTTATCTATATCAAAAACGGCAAACCCATCAGAGATTAAATATGATTTTGATGTAAAACATATTACATTAGGAGATATGAAATTTTCTGTAACTGAATCAGTTGTGGTAACTGCTGTAAGTGAATCTAAAGTTAATGATTTTTCCAATATTGTTTTCCCACAAGTGGAAAGAGAAGAAGAAAAATTAAAAATATTTTCAAAAATTTTGTTTGCAAATAACATAAAAATCAATTTAGACCGAAGAAACGGACAAACAAAAAAGGCAATTAACTATCAAGGTACAGCGGATTTATATAAAGAAATATTTAGCTCTGTTTTAAAAGCAAGTAACGGCGAATACACTAAAGATGTCTTTGATTCTCCTCTTATGAATCTATCATCTTCTGATGACATCCCAGCTGATCTTAAAGCAAGCTTCCCATCGTTTGGTAAGCCAAATATTCTATCTTTAAAACTGGAATCAAAGCAAAGTAAAAAATGCCTAGATAAAGGCTTTCCAGATACACATTTATTAAGAACTGATGATTTAAAAAAACAAGTTATGACTTATTATCAAAAATTTTCAGCTTTTGATAAAGATAAGCCAACTGATGGTAAACAAACAGAAGTTCTTGGTGCTATGGAAAAAGCAAAACTATACGCAAGTATAGATTTATTTTTTAGAGTTTTTGTAGCTGAATATTATTTAAGAGGAATTTATGTATTTGGCAAGCAAAAGGTTAAAGACGCTAAAAAAGAAATTATAGTACCATTTCTTTATAATGCCTTTTTAAAAGAAAAAAAATTAAATAGATTAAAAAAAATAACTAAAGATTATAAATATTTATTTGCTTATTATAAAGATGCAACAAATAAAGAAACAACAAATACAGAAGAAGTATTTAAGTATTTAATAGAAAAAAATATTGAACCAATCGCTATTAGTTTAGATAAAAAAATAAAAGCAGCTAAATTTGCTACCGTTGATAAAGATATCGATACTAATAAAGGATTATTAGATAAATTAATTTCTAATTTACCATTTATAGTAGTAGACGATACTACAAAAAATATAACTTTTAATACAACATACTATATAAACAAATTCTTAAAAGACACTTCTGCGCCCTCTGATGTTGAATTAAGAGAAGGGCAGACAAAATTTGTTATCGCTAAAAAACCACTACAAAAAAAGAATGAATATTATTTATGCGCTATAACTAAAAAAACCATCTTACAAATAAACGCTATAAATGGTAGTTTAGATCCATTTGAGGCATTTTTATATAAAACGCCTGCACAAGATTCTATATTATTGACCGTTATTACAAAAATTAAACTAAATGATGATTACACGCTTGACAAAACAGATAAAATAAATCAAACGGTTGAAGCTAATTTCAACAAATTAGTAGACACGAAACAAACACTTTCTTACTTAATGTTACTTTCTATGTGTCAAGTATCGCTTGTAAGAGATGTAGAAAAAATATTTAATATAACAAAAATATTAATATTAACAACGATAGAGTATATTATAAATAACGATTTTTATTATGTCTCAGAGTATGCTGAAGAAGATTCTTCTGCATTCTCTTTTTCTGTATTCATTAGAGCTGCGTTAAGTATACCAAAGGTTATTGTTAAAGGTCTTGCTGAAGCAATAGACCCAAATATCGGTATATCATCAAAAATATCTCTAGCAATTAGAATAATTAAAGAATTATTAGGCTCAATACCGCAACAAGACGTTCAAGACGCTGTAAAGAAAATACCGGACATCCCAGTTCCTATCATATCTCTACCTTTAGGCTTTACCTTCCCATTTTTCTTTACTCCTCTAACAATTATTTACTTAATTTTATTTGGATTTGATTTTGGGTCTGATGACGACGAAAGAAATAAAGAATCTAAAGCGGCTGATGGTCAAGAACAATGTGAGGAAGAATAATTTTTTAGACTATTTATTTAAACTGAGGTTTAAAAAATGAGTTATCAAATAAAACTTCCTTTAGTAAAGTCTTCCGAACAGGGCATGGAACACATAAACAATCCAATTAGCTCAGTCGTACAAGATTTTAAAAATTTGCTGCTTACTACACCTTTTGAAAAAATTAGTGATCCTAATTTTGGAGTTGGTTTACCGCAATATCTATTTGAATATCCAACAGAAGATAAGAAAAATCAGATAAGACAAAATATAATTGAAAAAACATCAATTTATATTCCATTTTTAAAAATAAATAATATTTCTTTTAGCACTTATGAAGAAAAATTATTGCTTTCTATAGATTTTTATGTTGGTAGTGAAAATAATCAAAATCAAATTAAGTTAAGTTTCGATGTTGATCCCCTACAAACAAATTCAGATCCAGTATCAGATTAAATGAGGAATTGTGATGAGTAAAAAAATTGTTCCAATAAATTATACTTCTAGAGATTATGACACCATTAGAAGAGATTTATTGAATTACGCCAAAAGATATTATCCTGATATCATTCAAGATTTTAATGAGGGAAGCTTTAACTCTTTTGTTTTTGATACGGTGGCATATGTTGGTGATATTTTATCTTTTTATGTAGATTTTCAAGCAAATGAATCATTTTTATCGACGGCTGTTCAATATTCAAATATAGTAAAATTAGGCGAAGAGCTTGGATATAAATTCTCTTCTACAGTCGCCGCTTCTCAAGGAATAGTTGCTTTATATACTTTGATACCTGCTAATTCTGATGGAAGCCCAGACCTCACTTACAACCCAATTTTAAAGAAAGGCTCTACATTTAATAGCTCCGATGGTAAAGTTTTTACTCTTGTTGACGATGTAAAAATGTATGAAGCCGATAAATCAACAATTAGGGCTTCTAGAAAAGATGATAACGGAACAAATATAGAGTTTGCAGTAAAAAATTATGGAAAAGTAATATCTGGCAGGGTTGTTCAAGAAAAATTTACAATTGGTGAATTTAGTAAATTTAAAAAAATAACGCTAGGAGAAACAGATGTTACTGAAATTATTAGTGTTTTCGACGATGAAGGACATGAATATTTTGAAGTAGATTACTTAACACAAAATACAATCTACAGAGAAATGAAAAATACTAGCGTTGATTCCGAAATCGTTCCATCCGTATTAAGAAACTATTCAGTACCAAGACGTTTTATTACTCAAAGAAATCAAAGCATAACAACATTAACATTTGGAGCGAGTAGCGCATTAACTACACAGGATTTTAAGGACATACTTTCAGAGCCTACAACATTTATGCTAGATATAGAGAGTAAAAGATATTTTACAGATAAATCTTTTGATCCAAATACAATGGTAACTAGCGACAAATTGGGGGTTGGTCCTTCAAATACCATTTTAACTGTTACATATAGAATTAATAATAGTGATACGGTTAATGTAAGCACTGGTTTTTTAAACAAAGTAACATTTCCAATAGTTGAATTTCAAAATTCAGATCAATTAATAGAAAGCAAAAAGAATGAAATTATAGCTAGTTTTGAAATAGAAAACGAAGAACCAATTTTAGGTAGTGTTTCGCTACCAAATTCACAAGAGTTAAAGCTTAGGATAAGAGACAATTTTGCCGCTCAAAATAGAGCGGTGACCATAAAAGATTATGAGAGCTTATGCTATTCGATGCCATTGAAATTTGGAGCAGTAAAAAGGGTTAGAGCTTTGAAAGATCAAGACTCTTTTAAGAGAAACATAAATTTATACATTTTGTCTGAGGATGCGACAGGTAATTTTGCTAAAGCTTCACAAACTTTAAAAAATAATTTAAAGATGTGGCTAAATAATAATAAAATGTTAAGCGATACTATTGATATTTTAGACGCAAAAATTATAAATTTAAAAATAAATTTTAAAGTTGTAGGAAATGATAGATTTTCTAAATCAGATGTTTTAGAGGCTGGCAAACAAGCTTTAACTGATTATTTCGCCAGAAGACCAGAAATAGGAGAGCCATTATTGATAGGTGATTTAAATTATGCTTTAAGAAATAAAACTGAAATCGTAGACGTTGTTAATATTGAAATATTACAACAAAATGGTGTTGGATATTCAGATGTATATTATAATATAAAAGATAACATTTCTGCCGATCAAAGATATTTAAATATGCCAAAAAATGCTGTTTATGAATTAAAAATACCATTGGACAACATTACTGGAGTGGTAATTTAATGAGTATAAAAAGATTTGTTGCAGATGCCGATACAACTATTACAAATGCTTACGATGTTTCTTTAATAAATAGAGCCTTTTATGCTAATATGGGCGCTGCTGATTCTCTTGAAGTGTATTCTATTTTTGGTCAAGCATCTATTGATTCTATAGAAAAATCAAGAATTTTAGTAAAATTTCCAATAAATGAGATATCAGCTTCAAGAGCTTCAGGAACTTTACCCGCATCTGGTAGTGTCAATTTTTATTTAAAACTTTCAAACGTTAAGCACCCATTTAGCCTTCCATCAAATTATGATTTAAGCATAAAGCCAGTTTCAGCGTCTTGGGATGAAGGAACTGGTTTAGACATGGAGGATTATAGAGACATTGGTATTTCTGGTAGTAGCGGTGCTGGTTGCAATTGGTTGTATAGACAATTAGACACCCAATGGTCAGCAAGTGGTGGCGATTTCTTAAATGATTATGCAATTAAATATAGCATTATTAATGGCGAAGAAGACATATTAGCAGATATAACATCTATAGTCGAATCACAAATAGCAAATACTATACCAAATTATGGCTTAGGCATCATGTTGTCTGGCGGGTTTGAAGTATCGACAGGATCAGTTTCTTACTATACTAAAAAGTTTTCTGCTAGAAATTCACAATTTTTCTATAAAAGACCAGCGATTGAAGCAAGATGGGAAGACGCCATAAAGGATGATAGAGGAGATTTTTATGGTTCCTCTAGCTTATTAAGCGATGCGGAAAATAAACAAAATATATATTTTTATAATGTTTTCAAAGGAAATTATAGGAATATACCAACTTCTCCAACTTTAACAGTAAAATTTTATACAGACTCCACTAAAACGGCAGAAGTTTCACCATCGTATTTGAGTATGAGCAACCCAGAAGCTGGTGTGTACAAGGCTGTTACTGCTTTAGAAACAACAGCAAGTTCATTACTGGATTATTGGGTAAATTCTTCAGCAACGGGTACTGTTTACTTCTCTAGTTCATTTGATGTGAAAACGGCAGCTGGTACAGAATATAACACTGATGATAGTTACGTTTTTAAAATCACCAATCTGAAAGAGACATATAGAAACAATGAGACACCAAAATTAAAATTGTTTAGTAGAAAAATTAATTGGAATCCAACAATTTATTCTGTTGCAGCTAACCAAGTAGAAAATGAAATACATAAAAATTTATACTATAAAATTTTTAGATATAGAGATAATTATACTATAATAGATTACAGCACTGGCTCTTTAGCATATTCAAAAGTTTCGTATGATTCATCTGGAAATTATATTAAGCTAGACATGTCAATTTTTGAACCAGATTATACTTATGGTATTAGGTTTGCGCTATACGAAAACAATAGAATAAAAGAATCAGCTGAAGAATTTAAATTTAGGATTGAGGCAGCATGAGCATAAAAAAATTTTTTAAAGAAAGTTCAGTAGGTTCAGTTAGCACAAATGATATAAAATCTAATGTAGACGTTGAATCTATAGAGAATGTAAAAGCTGTTTTAGAAGACAATAAAGAATTGGTGCCGGTAGTAGATTATGCCGATCCAGCAAAGTTTGCCAAATACGGCTCTGCGGAATTATATTATCAAAATTTCGTAGAAAATGTGTATAAAAATTATCCATATGATGGATCAAAAAAAGAAAAACAAGAATGGTATAATAATTTAGCATATTTTGAAAAATATTTATTTGATTACGATTATCCAAAAACAAATGGTTATCTGACTTTAGGTTCTTCATCGTGGACAACTTCGACTAGTTCAATAACCGATGGCACTCATGCATATAAACTTTCGAGCTTTCCTCAATATATCTATGTTCGCCCTAGTACAAATCAATCAGTAGCCGGTAGAACAGATCCAGAAAAAAATATTTATAATACGGCTACAAAAAGAATTTCAAGTCTATTATTGGACAAAAATGATGGTAATACAGTAGAGTTTTGGTTTAAAGAAGAAACAGGCTCTCCTAATACTTATGCGATCTTTGATGTCTGGAATAGCAGTTCAATTGATAATTCAGACTATGAACGTCTTTTAGTTGAAGTTTTGTCTGGTAATGGCTTTTATTTAACATATCAAAAAGGTGTTTCTGGCGTATCTAGGGCTTTTATTGATGTAAATTTTTCATCGCTAAAAAGCTCTTGGCATCATTATGCGCTTTCATTTAAATCAAATGCTTCAACTGATAAAATCGACATAACTGTTTACGTTGACGCAAAAAGCGATTTAAGTTCAAATTCTGCTATCTTTTCGGTTTCTACAGGTAGCGCTATTTCGTCAGATTTTACTATAAATGGACTAAATGCAAATATAGGTTCTTATATATACACACCAGTATCTGCGCTAACTGCGTCTTCTTGGAACGGCAGAGGCTCAGTTTATGGTTCTTTTGATGAATTTAGATTCTGGAACAAAGCAAGAAATCACCAAGAAATAGCTAGAAACTGGTCTTTTCATGCTGGAGGTGGTGCAAATACTGATGATAGTAATACAGATTTAAACCTTTATTATAAATTTAATGAAGGTATAATTAATACAACTGAAGCTGATACTAAAGATTCAATTGTATTAGATTATTCTGGCCGTTTTACTAATTCATTAATTAAAAACTATACAAAAAATATTAGATCTACTGGATCTGCGATCAATTCAAGTGGTTTTTTTGATTTTATTGAGGAAAAAGATCCAATAATCATTGAAACAAATCCAATCCTTTCTTCTTATTTAACAACAAAAAAAGAAGAAGGTTATTTTCATGATTTAGAAAATACTTCTCAATTTTATAATTTATTTCCAAATTGGATAAGAGAAGAAGATGCTGCCGCTAATCAAGATTTAAGAAAAGTTTTTCAAATAGTAGCTACGTATTTAGATAAACTTTATTTACAAATTGAACAATTAAATAAAATAAAGCATACTGATTATCTAACGGATAAAGAAAAATCATATCCTTTTGCTAAAGAATTGCTGGACTCGAAAGGTCTAGCATCCCCAGATATTTTAATAGATTCCAATATCTTAGAAGAAATTTCTTCTAGGGATGAAGAAAGACCATATGAAGAAAAATTTAATGTAGTTAAAAACTTAATCTATCAAAATATCTACAATAATTTAACTTATATCTATAAATCAAAAGGTACAGAAAAATCATTTAGAAATCTGTTTAGAGCTTTCGGCGTTGATGATGAAATTATTAAATTAGTTTTATATTCAAATAATGCAGAAATAAAATTAAATAAAGATAAAATTAACTATACGTCAGTAAAAACGAATTTAATTGATTTTAGTTTTAAGGAACATCACGCAGCTACTGTTTATCAATATTCCACAGGCTCTAATTCTTCTGTTTTATACGGTGCGACTACAACAGATCTTGAACTAATTCCAAAAACATTTGAATGTATTACATATTTGCCAAATCAAACAGTAAAAGAAAAATTATTTAAATGGAATTTAAATGATGTTTCTTCTTCTATTTTCGGCGTTCACTCCGCTCAAAATACTAATAATGATTTAGCTTGGGATGCCGACGATAAATTTAATTTCCAAGTTTATGCTTTGAGAGATAAAAAATCTTCAAAAGGTGGTAGATTTTTATTAAAAACAAATGGCTTTGGCTTAACATCATCCATAGCTTTAACATCGTCTTACTATAACGATTTATATGATAATACGACTTGGAATCTTGTTGTTAAAGTTAGACCATTTATTGATGACTATTCTTATCTAAACATTGATGCGATTAATCCAGAAAAATTTATAATAGAATTTATCGGCGTTCAAAGTAACTTAGATATTGTACAAAATGAATTCTCTGCTTCATACATTTTAAACGCTGCTTCATCCAGCTTGGCAGCACAGAAAGATAAAAGAGTTTATATTGGAGCGCATAGAAATAATTTTACAGGTAGTGTATTGCAAGAATCAGATATTAGAATTATTTCAACTAGATGTTGGTATGATGATTTAGACATTAATACAATCAAATCACATGCTAGGAATTTTAAGGCATTTGGTAGAAACAATCCATCTAAACGTTCTTATCTTGGTCTTTATGAAGATGTTTTACAATTAGATACTCTAGCATTAAATTGGGACTTTGATACAGTTAGCGGATCAGATTCTAATGGACAATTTATTGTTGAAGACAGAAAAACATATAGTACAAATAATATTCTTTCAACAACAACAAATGAAAAACATTATGGTAGAGGCGATTTCTTCCCAGTAAATTCCACAAACCCAGTAGATGTTGATTATTTAACAGTCGGGAAGAATGAATTACCAGAACAGTTAAGCACCTCTGATACTATCGATATCAGAAACGAAGATGATATCTTTTTTACCAAAGATACAAGACCAGTAGATTACTTCCTGTCTCTAGAAAACAGCATGTATTCAATCATTTCTGATGAGATGCTGAATTTATTTTCTTCAGCAACTGATTATAGCAACCTGATTGGCAATCCTTTAAGCGCATATAAACAAAATTATAAAGAATTAGAATTCATAAGACAAAAATTCTTTGAAAAAGTAGATAATATTCCAAGTTTTGAAAGATATTTAAATCTTTTCAAATGGATTGATTCATCTATTAATGAAATACTGAAAGAGATAACTCCAGCTTCAGCAAATGTTTCTGAAAACATTTCAACAATTCTTGAAAGCCATATTTTAGAAAGAAACAAATATCAAAGAAAATTACCTATATTTAATTATAGAGAAAAAACAAGAGTTAATTTTCCAATCAAAGGTATAAATGAATTATTAAATACACCTATTAGCGGAACTTCACTTTGGAATCGCGAAAGATTAGAAAAAAATAGTCCTTTGATGACAACTGGCGATGCTAATGCAGATTACAATCGTCAAACAATACAGAATTCATTAAATAACCTTAATGATCAAAAGACTTTTAAATTAAAAAATACAGATAATACTTCATATATCGCACCAATTTATGTTTTTAGAAAGCAAGCTAAACCTTATCGCTTTATGGTTGATCAACCGGAAGCTCCATATGATGCAGTTTCTTCTTCGGCCAATATAGAAAATATTCCGTCAAGTAAAGCGAATGTTTATTCAGGCAGAAGAGTGCCTTATAATTATAGAAACAATTATGAAGTTTTCCAAACCTCTGGCAGAACTGCAAATAATAAATATCTAAATGATATTTCTTCATCACTAGAAGTTAAAAAAGTAGAATCAACTAATGCAACTGCCTCAACAGTTTATCTAGATAAAGAAGCCCCAAACAGAACAATACAAAAAACTGTATTTGTTGAAAGATTTTCTGCTCCCGGTAGTGCGGAAACAAATGCTGTTTTGGCTTTGAATGAAGATTCAGCTGAATATTCTGTTTATAATAGCTTAAATTATAGAAATATGCTCGTTAGAAAAAATTTAAATGCTTGGAGCGCAGAATCATCAAGTATTAATGACACAATTCCGTCGTATCATAAAATTCCTAAAAATCCAAAAACTGGTTTGAACGGCGAAACAACTTATGATAATTTATTTATTCAACAATCAATTCCACAAAGCGATAAAGCTAATAGCTGGATCAAATCTGCTCTTGCAAAAGCATTAACGATAGAACCGCAAATTAAAACAGACGCGGAAAAAACCTTTCTTTTAGATCCAGATAATAATAGTAAATATGTTAGCAATGCAAGAATTAAATTTTTATCTAACGATAGATTTATTCTTGTATATAAGACATTTACTGGTTTTATTAATATTTCTCTATTTGATGTTATAGATTCAGGTAGAGAAAAAGATATAGAATTATTATCAACAAAAACTATAGACTCATATACAATTTTTGAAAATCATGATGTAGAAATCATAAATTATGAAAAACCAATAATTTTAGTCACTTCTCAACAAGAAAGTGACGGCTATTCAATTGGATCTGTTTTTACTATTGAAAATGATGCGTTAAGACAAATAAAAGTAAAACCAGTTGATTCTTCAATAATTTATGATAATTATATTTTTGAACCTTTTTATCATTATGGTGATCTTGGCGGGGTATTGAATTCTGACCAGAGAGTTTTTGGTTATCCAAGATTTCCTATGTCTTATACGCCATATTTTGAGCCAGTTTATTCAGTTAAAAGATTGAAAGACGATGTTTTTGTTGCAGGCGGATTTCAATATAATCCAGCGTCATCAACAGCATCGCTGCTATCAGGCTCTGGATATTCCTTAGTGCTTTCTAAGCTAGAATATTCATCAAGCTTAACAAGATTAACGTTTGCCACATCTTCGTTCTTGAAACTTCCTCCATATGATTCCTCCTCTGTTGGTGGTCTTTTTCTTAGCTATTATTCTTCACCGTTAGCCTCGCCATCGGTACAAAAAATTGATATTCTTCCTCTAACAACAAGTTCTTTTATAGCGACTTATTGCCAAGACTCTAATTTTTCTTCTTCTCTTACACCACCTTCTGTTCCAGTAATACCAGTTGTGACAACTGGAACTTTAAGAACAACATACTATACTTTAGTAAATTATAATACTTCTACCTTAGACATGACTCTTGGCGGGACTGTAACTAGTTCCCTCATACATATGCCAAATTATGATTTTATTGGCGTAAGCGGTTCTTATGCTTATTATAGCGTTATTTATACAAAAAGAACTGGCTCTGATTTAAATCCATATTTTTATGGTGGAACCGTAGCAACATATGGTACAGTAGACCAATTTAATAGAGATAAAAATGTTTATTTAAAATTTATGAAATTTAATACGGGTAATATAAATGATCTTACTTCCAGCAATGAAATACAATTAGGATTAATAGACTACATAGGCTCTACTAAATTAACCGAGCTTGGATCTTTGGCACGGCTATCTTATATTAATTATAAATATAATATCTCTAATAACACTATTTTAAATTCAAAAAATGATTTACAGGAAATTTCTGATAAATTTTTAATTAATTATTCACTGCTATCTTCTTCTGTTTTACCGGCATCTCCGTCTATAAATGATGATTTAGGCATAATTAGTTATGCTGGCGAGTTTTTAAACGATCAAAACATTTTAGGATATGTTACTGGCAGTTTGTCAACAATGACTATAAGCAATCCTATCGCAACTCATAATTTCTTAACTTCTCAATCTCTAAATGTTAAATTATTTACTGTTAAAAATGACATTCATTCTCCCGGCTTTATAACAGCTTATAATGATTCTGGGCTAACAAAAATAGAATATTGTTCTATCGCGGATGAAAATTATTTCAAATTATATGTTGATGAACAAAAATATTTAACTGAGCCTGAAGTTCTTGAAAAAAGAGAATTTTATAAAGAATATTCCGCTTTCCATAATGAATATCCAAATTTATCCGGCGATGAGTATTTTATTTTTAAAGAACAATTATTTGATCCAATTATTGATTTTGCGTATACCAATATAACAGTTTTAAAAGATTATGATGAAGAAACAAATACTATATCTTTGTATTCACCAACCTCTTCTTTAAAAACATTTTTAGTAAATACTAATGGTTTCTATGGGTTCAATACTTGGAAACAAATAAGAAATAATCAAAATCCAACTCAAGTTAGAAAAGCAAGAAAAAATCAATATTTTATAGAAGGAAAAAACTATAAAGAACCTGTTATAACTTATAAAAAATCATTAGATATTAATGTTTTATCAGATCCTGAAAGAAATAAAAAATATGATAATCAGAAATCTACTGATTTGCAAAAACTAAAAATAACTGTTCCTTATCTTACTCCACATGAATATTTTGCAAATAAAGATTTACAAGAAAAAGTAAATTCTGAAAGATCATTTGGTGATAAATTAAAGAAAACTGATTATGATAAAGTTAAAGATACTTACGATGAAAAAGATAGTACAACAGAATTTGATTTCTTGTCGCATAAAGAAAATTTATATCCAAAAAATATTAATACTAGCTTAACTCGTTTTAGAGATTCATATGAAGAAGAGCAAAATACTGGAAGTAACGGTTATGAAAGAGAAACAAGCGCGGTAAGAACGTTTTGGAAGGATTCCGGTGTTGAAAGATACAAAACAGAAAATATAGGTTTTAATAATTTAAATTATCAAAATCAAACAATAAAAACAGACTCAAACAATAATTTAAAAAGAGGTTATTTTTACAATAACTTAACTTCATCAGCTTTAGTTGGTCATAATATAGAAAAAATATTTAGCATTTGGCCTTTAGATAATTTCTTTTTGTACCAAGGAGTTGAATATGATTTTGAATCTTATGGTAATCTTTTAAGCTCGTCAGTGACAAGTAGTTCTGGTAGTGTTTTCTACACGGACATAGAAGCAAAAACATTAAATGTTATTGGCGATTTAACATTTCCCGGTCATTCAGAAGAGAGAAAGTTAACCTATCTAATACCTCCAAATGTTTTTGGTATCAAGCCTACACCAAGAACTCAATTTATTTTTAATCCCTATTTTAATGGAGTAAATAATGAACCGTTTGGTTGGGAATGGAAAACAAATATAATCGCTGGTAAAAACCCTTGGTTTGATTCTTATGAACAATATTCAAGTGACCTAAAATTAATTGGAAAAAATTATTCTGTATTACCAGAATTTAGAATTTCAGAGTATGTGTCTGCTTATTTAGCTGGTGCTATTAGAACAATTAATAAAGAATTTTTAAAATTGGATGGTGTTTCTATATCTTCAAGCTTTATAAAAAACACTTCGGAAACAGTTATTTATCCATCTAATTCCAATCAGTCGGTAGAATCAAATTTAGCCAACAGCAACTTTAGATTGTTACTTGGAGATTTTAAAAATTTAAGATCATTTAACAGCGGATCAGCAAAAAATATAAACTTAAAAACTTCTTCAAGTAAAAAAATAAATTATCCTTTCAATACTAATGTTTTATATGGTCAATATGTTAATCTCGTTGGAAATCTTTTAAATCAACCAAGATATTTAAATTCTACAAGTCTTATTTTTAATAATACGGGATCTGAAAGTTACTTAGAAACGAATATTAATTCTATAAGCTCAATAGCCTCTTTAAGCAGCTCTAATGGAATTTATGCTCCTAATTTAAATACAGCTTCATTCACTATTTCTACTTGGTTTAAATTATCAGATGATGTGCTTTCTAATAAAACACCAATTGGCTTATGGCACTTAACAAATGCTGAGTCAGCAATAACAAATTCTTTTGATAAACCTTCTTTTGGTGTTCTTTTAAATACTAGTGGTTCTATAATAGGTGAAAACTATACTTCTGGTTCTATATATGCAGATACAGACATAGTTGTTTATAACGGTGGTCAACATGATATTGACTTAGAAACAAGAAATGTTTATACCTTCTATAATAATTCTTCAAGCGCTTCTGGAAATATTGATTTCCCAGATACAAGAATTATACTTGATAATAAATGGCACAATTTAGTTGTTGAGTATTTTACACCTGAAGCTTTTACAGCTAATGATTTTAGCAGAGATCAAGTTGAGCCAAGACAAAAATTATTTCCTTATGGTTCTTTTGAATACAAAATGTTTTCTACCGATAGCCAATATCGTTTTAGCAAGACAGTTTTGTTAAGCAAAGAAAATAAATTAATTTCTGGTTCTATAAAAGAAGAAAATATACTAGCAAATGTAGTTCTTTTAGCCGAATCTGGTCTTTCTTCAGAAATAAGTGGCGCTTTAGGTATATCGATATATAAAAATATAGGAAACGATTTTATAGAGCTAGAAAGAGTAATTAAACCCTTAAGCCAGACATTTTCTATAGATAACCCTTCAGCATGTTTAGAGGTAGAAAATTTAGGCGTAAAGGATGGTAAAAAATATTTTATAGCAAATGTTGCATACGCAAATAGCACTTTAAGATCTTTAGTAGATGAATATGTTATTTGTTCATATTCATCCTCTTTAGAGACTGGATCTATAAACTTAATTAATTCCTTAACAGGCGCAGCATTCATTGGGTATCTAAAAGTTAGTGAACAAAAACCAATTAAGCCAATTGAATTTGTTGACAACAGTGCCTCTTCTATGTTAATTGTGTCTCAATATGGTCAACGCGATTATTATACCAATAAATATTGGCATACATCTTCGTTCTATTATTATGATATTGATTATTCAAATAAACTTTTAACTAATAAGACAAATATAAAAGAAATTACTAGTTCTTTGTTTGGCTTAGATATACCTGTAAAATCTATAGAATCTTGTCTTGTAGATTCAAATGGTTATCCAAATAAAAAATTTATTTATACATTTTCAACTGGAAATGTAGAAATGAATTATTTAGAATTAGGAACAGGTGGATCGATAGTTAAAGAGCAAACTTTAACAAATATTGGTCTTAGTACTGGCGGAATCAATAAATTATACTACGCAACTTCAAGCTTATCGGGAGCAGATAAGCATGATAACTATATCATTTTGACTGGTGATGGTTTAAGGGCAATAACCGTAGTAAATGGAACAGGCTCTCTGTATTATTCAGGTCAAACCCCATATGCAAATATATATTTAAATGATGTCTATTTATACGATAACAAAATAGTGTCATTTGGTTATGGAAATAGCACCACTTATAAAAGCAGCTCTTTTGTTTATGGTACTGCTTCTTACGGAATTTCGCCTGAAATATCTACCTTAAATTATTCTGACATAGATGGTGCCCTAGATGTGACAAAAGATAATCGGGTTAGAACATTAAGCTTTTGCAAATTTATAACACCAGACAGAAAATCAAACTATCTCTCTTCTTCTTTTTCTATTCCATTAACTTTTGTAGATCCACAAGGTTCAACATTAACTGGTATGGTTGCTAAATATAATAAAAATAGGGGTACAAATGCTTCTATAAAAGTTTATCTAGACGGTCAGCAAAAATATGGTAAATTATTTGATAGCGAAAATTCTACAACATATAAAAGACCAATCCTAATAAATCAACCGTATAAAGAAGATTTAACGAATAAACAAAAAGAATTTAATTTAAATAATTTAAAAATTGGTTATTCCGATAATATGCAATATATTAATAACCCTCTAGGATTTAAAGGAGAATTAGATGAATTCTCAGCGTGGTATGGGAATTTATCTTCAAATGCGGTATTGGAACTTTATAATAGCGGCTCTCCATCAAACATAAATGAGCTTTCTTTTAAGACTGAAACTGCTAATAATTTTGAATCTTCTTCATTTATGCCAACAAACGTAACAGGAAACGTGTTTATTTGGTATAGACTTGGTTATGCCGAAAATTCTACTTCTACAAAAATAAATAATTTAACTTTTAATAAAGAATTTTATGATTATTACGGCGAGTCTGATGACTTAAGCTATTATTTTGAAGACCAAACAAAAAAGACTCATTACAGTAGATTATTTAATGAGCACACTACGTCTGTTCAGAATATAACATTGACTGTTAATGGAATAACAAAATTATTGCCATATAATGGTTTTTATCCTATGCAGAGAACTTCTGAGATAGCTAAATTATTAAAAAACTCATTTATCGTATTTAATCAAAATAATCAAACCAACAATACCTTAACATTAGGTTCTTTAGATATTGTTAATATTAGAAATAATTATAAAAAAGTAATAAATGATGAATCAGTAACACAAGCAGCCTTACAGCCATTTATGGCTCCCGGTATATTATTTAATTCTATTAAATCAGGTATATCTGTAGACTGGGCAGCTTTTACTGGTTCTGCTGCTTCAATTAGAGCTTCAAATAAGCCAAGCTTTTACGATATTGCCACTTCAAATGGGACAAGCAGCTACATAATTTCAAGCGGTTCTGCTTTAAGAATTCCATTTGAAACTTTAGCTAATTTACAAAAGTTTCCAAAAAGATTAAATTCGTCCCAAACAGAACCAATATATTATCTAAATCCAACAATTTATAACTTTACAAGCGCATACGAACAATTTAAAGAAAACGCTGATAGTAACCTTAAGTTAACAAATGTTTATCCATATTTTATTTGGAATGGTACTAAAGCTAGCGACGAATTTGAATTGTCTATGAATAATTTCTTAGCAGAAACACCAAGATTTTTCTTAAAGAATGGAGCTTTAACTACTTTTAAATCAAAAATTGCTAAAGAATTTAGATCTGCTGTATCGGGCAACCTATATGTTATGGATATAAGCCTATATAAAACAAAGAATTTTGATATGATATTATCACCAAAAGCTTCAAGCTCTTACGATGTTTCTGGATCAAGCGGAAGATATTTTGGCCCACCTTTAAATTATAAAGAAGGCTCCAATATAAATACTTTCCCAGACGCAGAAAGCATTATTGCCGATCCTGCCTATAGCGCATACGTACCGCCATATTATTATGGTAAAAGTACAATAAGATTAAAATACTATGCCGATAAAGCAAGAGTTACGGTAGATGATATAATTTCTAAATTACAATTTGAAATCATAAATCCAGAGTTAGATGATTTAATTTCTGATGTTAGCGGCTCTTTAAACTCTGTTGCATATTTGAATAGAATGACTCTTGATTCAAGCTTGCAAATAAGGGGTAAAGAAATAGTTCCTACTTCTGTAAAAAATGGTTTCTTAGAAATACAATCAAGCAACGATCCGGTTAATGCAGCTGAAAATACAAAATGGGTAATTTCCACTAAATGGGAATGCCCAACCATGAATTTTAACGACGAAGAAGCAACTAATAAACCTTATAATACTGGTGATTTTGCTAGTAATTTAAATACTAATCTAACATGGTCTTATCCGACCGCTGGAACTGGTATATGGAGTGGCTATTCAAGAAATTATGATGAAAAACAAGGTATTTTCTTAAAATTAGAAGAATCATTTAATGGCAATCTTTCGGATACCACTGGTTCGTTAATAAATCTTTGTGGTTTTGAAATTGCTGAAAAGCGTGTTGGTACTTTAGCAGAAACAAAAGAAATTTCAGAAGCAATAGTCGTTATACCTTATTATGAAAAAGAATTGTATAGCGATACAGTTGATCAAAGAACAAAATTAATCAAAAAAGCACAGACTGACAATGAAATATTTAGCGTAGATGAAAAACATAATTTCATAAAAACAGATAAAACTCAATTTTTTAATGCTATAAAGTATATAGACCAAAACAGAGGCAGTATAGATGAAAACAATACACCAAATAGCTTAGTTGATTTAGCATTAAAAATGGAAAAATATGAATTACCAAGACATCTTGACTTCTTAAAAGATTATAGGGAAGGAAAAACAAATATTCCTCCATTTGCGATGTATATGTTTGAGTTTAAGAGAACTCTAAGCAAAGAAGATTTAGGAGATATTTGGCAAGGTGTAATGCCAGAGGCTGCTACTATTGCTAAAAATGATTCAATAAAGATTTCGCATCCTTTAACCGATACTGAATTGCTATCTAGTATAGACAAGCCAGAAAATTTAAAGTGGTTAATTTTCAAAGTAAAAAGAAAAGCGGAAAAATTTTATGACGTTTTGACTGAATTTGTCGATACAAGATTTAAATCTTCAAATGCTAATATTTCAAATGCTTCTTATAACTGGCCTTATGATTATTTTTCATTAGTAGAATTAGCAAATGTAGAAGTTAAATTTGATATTTTTAACGATGAATTTTACGATGCACAAAGAAGAGAAGTAATAATAAGACCAGAACAACAATTACCACAAGTTGTTATTTCAAAGCTTGAAAAACCAAAGATTTCTCTTTCGATAGCAAAAATAATTGAAAAATTACCAGTTAGACAATTAGTGACAAATATAGAGACTAAAAAAGTTTCTACAACTAACGTAAAAGATGCAATTGATAGATTAAAACAAAATATCCCTTCTGCTGTTACAAGACTTATTGCCTTAAAAGCGCAAGAAATACCAAAAATAACCGTTAAGCCAAAAATTAATATCGAAACAACATTAAAAACTGAGCCTTTACTAACAAATATTTTGAAAACAAACAATAAAATATCTGAAAATATAAAAATAAATCTACCAAAACCAACAATAGCTGTAAAAACGCCTGTCCTAGATAAATTATTGGATAAACCACAAATTAAACCAACAATTTCAAATGTTCCAGTCGTTAAGCCAGCTCAATTATCCTTACCAATTCCAGCAACCGTTATAAGACCTGCATCCGTAACTACCAGTACTCAGTCATTACCAGTCCAAGCACCTATTCAGGCGACTTTGGTTCAACCAGTTACTTCTTCAGTAAACATTGAGCCGAAAAAACCAGAAATTAAATTGGCTATATTAAACAAAATATTAACAACTAAAAAGAAGGGCTAAAAATGTCATTTTTTAATAATAAAGAAGAAGTTTTAAACATAGAATTAACTCCATATGGAAAACTTTTGCTGTCCAAGGGAATTTTTGAGCCAGTCTACTATGCTTTTTTTGATGATGAGATTATTTATGATAACTTGTATGCTAATTTTTCTGAGAGTCAGAACAGCATAGAGACTAGAATTTTAGAAGAAACAATATATAATAAGCCAGTTTATAATACAAAAGGCGTAGAAACAAATTTATCAAATAAATTATCTAAAAATATAAAAAGCTATGAACAAGAAAATTCAATAGGGACAGTAGATTCCGTAAATCAATATTCTCCAGCATGGGAAATAAAAGTTTTAGATGGAACTACAATATCAGGTAGCTCTACTAGTAAATCGGTATATACAGGTCAAAGTGGCTCTCTTAAAACGGTTAACATCCCTCAAATTAATTTAAACACAGTAAATATTAAAGTTAATATAACAAATAATAATAAACCAAATATAAATTTTGATATTATAAATAAAAATATTTTGCTTCAGATAGAAGAATTAAATGTAATTTCAGAGAAGGAAAATTTTGATATAGAGGTTTATGAAGTAGGACCAGTAGATAAAAATGGAAATGAAAGCTTAACTCAGCTACATTTTATTGAAAAACCTATTTATATTAAAGATGGCATAATGTTAGAGGAACCTATATTACCAAACATATCGCCAGAAACTGATGATACGGTAGTAGAATACTTTTTTGATATAAATCCAGATATTGAAGTCAAGCCAGACCTTTTAAAGAAAATTTTGAACGCCGATAAAGAAATTAACAAAAATATTAAAGAATAATTGGGGATAAAAATGGAAGAAAAAGATATTATTGGTAGTATTTTACCAAATATACACATTGATAAAATTAATATCAGTAATCCTACCAAAGAAAAGATTTCTATTGAAGTAAATTATTCTTTTTATGACTCACAAACAACGCAAAACACTCTTTGGTCTTCTTTACCGCAGACATTTAAAAAATGTATTAAATTGGTTGTTGCAATAGTAGAAGATGGTCCTAATTTAAAAAAAGATCTATTAACATTTTTAGATACTACTAGCTCACAAAATTTGAAATTTTTTCATTCATCATTTAAAAATGAAATAGGTAGTATAGATACCTTTAAAAGGTATCTAGATAAAAATAAAAGAGAAGATATAACAATAGAAACAATAAATGGAATAGAGTATAGAAAGTATACGTCAGCTATAAAAAGAGAAATAGATATAACAAATGGATCTAGCGACTTGAACGTTCAGGTTTTAGCATATTGTTATTTTGATTCAAACGAGTTTAAACAAACTGGGGTTGCAGTTCAAAGATCGGCAATACAACAAAATATAAGACAGAACAATTCGGTAAACAATCTTTTTTTTGAACCTGTTGATTATTATGGCAAATTTACATATATAAATGTTTTTACGGACGGTAATATAAATCCAGAAAAAATTACTTATATAAATTCTTTTACCGGAGAAGAATTTTTAGGTCAAATAAAAGGCATTAACGACTCTTTATATGATTTTGATACAGAGTCGATCTTGATGGAAGAATTAGTTATTCCAGTAGAATTCGTAGAGGATATGCGAAATTATAAATTTATAAAGAAAAATTTAAAAAATATCATCAATGAAGTCAACGCTTTAAAATTTAAATTTAATAACGTAAATAATAAACTAGCAAAAAAAACAGCTAATAAACAATATGTATCACAATTGTTTTTATCTAAAACTTTAAAACAAGAAAATTTAATACCAATTTTTGCAGATCCTATCTTAGAAAAACCAAATGTTTTTGAAAAAACTATAAATTCTTCTTTTAATGATGTAGGAACTTTCTTTTTTGATTATGAAAGATTTATCAAAGAAAATTCTGTTTTGAATAGAATTAAGAATAGTAGTATTTTTATTGATCCTAATTTTTTACAGTTTGAAATAAAAATGCAAAAAAAATCTTTTTCCAAAGGTAAAGAATACGATAAACAATTGATAAAAAACATTAGCGCAAAAACAGTTTCTTATAACACAGATTTTGGGAATAAAAATCTTTTACAAGTAACATTTATAATAGATACGCAATTACAAAGAGGAAATTATGAATTTTCTTTAGATGTTTATTTAAAGGATAACATAATTCAACAATTATTACAAAATTTAAAAAATCTAAAAATTTATTTAACTTTTGTTGAAACATATTCTTCAATAATCTTTAAAAATCTAGATAAAGTAAGCAATTCGGTCAAAACTGATAGTACTCAACCTACTATTTATTATGATTTATTACAAAATAATTTCACAGGTGTTTTTTTAAAAGCCATTACTGATATAGGCATACCTTTAGAGGAGCCAATCAAATCAGAAGATTTTAATCCTCAAGAAAAAAATGCAAAAAAATTATTAGAAGAAATATTAATTTCTTTAAAACCAGAAAACACTAATCTTGAGACTGTTTATCAATTCATAGAATTAATAAATTCAGTTGTAAAAGAATATTCTAAATTTACTGATATATTCTCTAATTCAACCTTTAACCCTCATATAGAAACATTTTTTAACATTACTAGAGGCAAAGCTTCTATTAATTTTAAACACATCTTTAAAGAATTACTTTTATCTAATCCAGAAGAAAAATTGTTTATTCTCACAAAAGAAGAAATAAAAAATGAAAAATATAATTCTAATTTATTTATAGTTAAAGATGAACCCTATTTTGTAAATACCCATGATTTTGTCAAGATGATACAAGGTGATGAATTAGAAGAAATTATCGATATTATTCGCAAAAACAATAATTCTCTATATGATAATAAATTTGAAAAAATTCTTAAAGAACTATATCCTCAACAATTAAAAGTTTCTATTTTGACTGAATTTTTAGGTTTAGAAAAAATTAAAGAATTTGATAATCAAGTATTAAAACCAAAGCCAAAACAATTATCAATTAATCTTTTTACCCAACAAGAAAAAATTAAAAGAGTAGAAAAAACTCCACTAGAAGAATACAGATTATCTCTTGTTGACTTAAGATACAATAATGATGAGGAGATCCTTAGACAAAAACTAGAAGCAGCAGCAAAAAGCTCTGAGGCTAATACTATCAATTTCTTGTTTAATGCTACAAAAAGAGCAGAATATTTAACTGGATTTTCCGTTACAGAAGACCAAGAATACGGTTCTATAATTAATTTAGGAAAACCATTTTGGAATCAGTCTAAAGATAATAATAATTTATTGTTTGGAAGACTAGTTAATGTTGAAGTAGACAAAAATTTCTTTAAAGAATTTAAATATTCTTTTAAAATAAATGATTATCGTATAAAATTTACAAACGAATATTTTACAACAAACTAAGATGCCCATAATAAAAAGCTATGTTAAAGCGTTAACTAAAAATTTAAAAGAAGAAAAGGTTGCCCCCGTTAAGGAGCAGCAAGTTACCCCTATTGCAGTAGCGGTTTCTCCTGCTCAAATAAAAAATTTGACTGCCGCTAATACATCCACTGTAGTTAATGTTACACAAACAATAAACAATGTACAAAAAAAATTACAAGAAGATGGTCAAAAAGCAAATATACTATCGCAAGTCGCAGAATCAATTAAAAAGACAACGCCTAACATACAAGACGCTATTAAAAGTGCAATTCAAACAATTGAACAAAAGAATACTCAAATTAGTACACCGCCAGTTCAAAGAGCATTACCGGTAAACTTTGCTCTTGGAGATATTTCAGGAATTGGCGGTGGTGCGTTTGGACCAAATAATGCTGGCGCTTTAGGAAGTGGTATAGGAGGCGCAGGTGGTAGCGGAACAGGCGGCATCGGAGGATTAACTGGTGCAGGAGGCTTGGGTGGTTTAAACCCAAATCTTGGTAATTTAAATACTGGCGTAGGAGGTTCTAGCGGGGGATTTTTCCCAGATAGGCTTAAAATCCCACCAGTTAGACCGCTACCACCAATTCGATCTCCACCAAATTTTTATTCTGTCAACACAGTTGCCTTACCTAACTTCACAATAAATAATAAAGAAAAAAATAAACAAAGACCAGAAATTGATGATGGGATGGTGCCTGATTTTTATGAAGCAACATTTAAATACAATAAATACTTAGAAGGATATGAAAATTTAATATCTTCCGCTAGTGTTGACGAGAGAAACCTACTTAATTTTCAATCTTTTTTAAATTATAAAAACTTTGAAGATAATAAACCACTTGAAGAAATAAACGAAAAATTAAAAAAACATATTTTTATAAGACAAAATCAACCAATATCAACTAGAGCTTTTGATAGAATATTATATAATGATAAATATTTTTTAGATTTTACTAATAAATTTATACCAAATAATAGAATAAACAATCAACAAGTTATTGCGTTTATGGAAAATATTTCTATATCAAATGAAATGCTAAAAGATGCAAATAGCGCAGATGCTTTTAAAAATATATTTCCATTCTATAACAACGTTAAGATTACATATACAAAAAAATCAGAATTTATAAAAAATTTAAAAAAGTTTAATTTAGATGATGAATTTTTGTTGTATATTACAAAAGTAATATCCCAGAGCTATGTAAAGGGGAAAGCTACAGAAACAAATTTTATTTCTAAAACATTTGATCCTGTCTTAAAAAGAACTAACAATTATAATATTAAATTAAGATTTGATAGTAATTTTTTTATTAATGATTTTCTTGTCGATAGACAACCTTTAAAGACAGAAGATACAAATAATATATTGTTGCTAAAAGGCAATTATTTAAGAAAAACAACAGGAAAATTTAATAATTCATTTTTTTATTTTGCCACATCACAGGCTCTTAGAAATAAATCTGGACTAAATGAAGGCGATATATTAGCGTTTAGAGTTGAAAAAACAAAGCTTGATAATCCATCTATAAAACAACAGTTTATATTTTTAAATGATGATGAAACCCAAGTTTTTGATATTGTTGATACACAAATAAAATACAATACAAAATATAAGTACGATATCTACGCATACAGATACGATAGAAATTATCTTCCAGATAATCTGAATCCAACTTTACAAACAAACGGATTTATATCTGAAGTAAAGATGAACATATCAGATATAATATTAAGCGTTTTAGACACTCCTCCTTTGGCTCCAACGTTTACAGCATTTTTAGATAGAACAGACAACAAAACAATATTGTTTAAAATAGATAATGTTTGCGGCTCTAACTTTGAATCCCCAATCATACTAGATCCAGATAAAGATCCTAAAAAAATACAAGATATTAGAGCAGCATTTAAATTACAGCCTGATAGCAATCTACTTTTCAAAAATGATGATGAACCAAGAACATTTGAGATTTATAAACTAGATAAACCACCAACTAGATACGAACAATTTGTTGGAAATAAACTGACCACGGTAAGAAATACTACTGCGTTTAAAGATACAATAACTCCAAATAAAAAATATTATTATTGTATTAGATCATTAGACGTTCACAACTTCTTTTCTAATCCATCTTTTATTATGCAGATTGAAATTATAAATAATAGTGGTGTTTCATATTTGGAAAGCAAGGTATACGATTTAGAAGCCGCACAAGATATTTCATCAGAATTAAAATTACAAGGTAAAACTGCTACAATAAGCTTTAAAAAATATTTACAAATGGGACCGGCCTTTTTGCACACTTTATTAAGAAATTTAGATATAGACGAATTCAAAAAAGCACCAAATCCAGCAGCCGAGTCAGATATAGATAGAGAAATATTTGGTGAAGCTGTTGTGGCTCCCGGCTTAAGCGTAGATAGACAACCAGCCGTATCAAAAAGTCCATACGGTAGAAACTATAAAATAAGAATAAAGTCCAAAAAAAGTGGTAAGATGGTAGATATAAATTTTAAGTTTGTGATAGAAAAAAAAATACTTAGCTAACTTTTTGATTTGATAAACTAATTATTTAAATTTTAGGAGAAAAAAATGGCTTTTTTAGATAATAGTAGAGATATTATACTTGATGCGGTTTTAACAGATTTGGGCAGAAGAAGATTATCGCAAGGCGATGGATCTTTTAAAATCACTAAATTTGCGCTAGGCGATGACGAAATCAATTACACTCTTTATGACAGAAACAACGCTAGCGGTAGCGCATATTTTGATTTAGAAGTTCTTCAAAGTCCAGTATTTGAAGCTTTTACAAATAATATCTCTACCATGAATAGCAAATTATTGACAATCACAAACAATAATTTACTGTATTTACCAATCTTAAAGCTAAATACAAAAGATAGTGAAACAACTGAAGATAATATTAGAGGCGGTAAAAAACTTTGTGATATTTCTGAATTGTCTAGAGTATTTTTAGTGGCCGTAGATCAAGAAACGGTAACAGCTTTAACTGGGAAGATATTTATTGATGGTACAACCCCCGGTACAAATTATATCCGTATTGACCAAGGTTTGGATACTACAGAACTTTCTCCAACAAATCCATTAGCATCAGAATTAGTAGAAACAAGGTATTCTGTTGAAATTGATAATAGATTAGGTATTTTATCGTTTGGTAACGCCGAACTGGAACCAACATTTATTGATGATGATAATATAGCCCTTTATTCATTTGCGCTTAATGTAAGTCCAGCAAATGTTTCAGCTTTTTCAAAAATATCAGATACAAGAAAGTTAAATCTAGGGCACACATTAGTTGGTCCAAGAGGAACTTGTGTATTTTTTACAGTCAGAGCCACAGATGATATTCAAACAACGGATTATCTTTTTGATACAATCGGCACCACAACGAGCTTAACTGGAATCTCTGGTACTTTTAAGATTATTCACAGCACAGTTACAGTAACTGGCGAGACAACTGGATACGCAATAGATGTTCCAGTTTCATTCATAAAGAAGGTATAAAAAAATGGCATCAGTTTATAAAACTTTAACGGCAGATGATATTGCTTCTACAAAAACTTTACTTCATGAAGCTATCCCAGTTACAGGGACTATAGTTTCTGGATCATATAGCGGAGCTAATATTAAAACATTTGCTCATGGTATGTTTAAGACAGTATATGATTACCCATATCAAAGTTCATCTGCTAATGCACTTTTTGATTTAAGCATTGGTCATTCTGTAAACTCAAACGCTTCAGCATCTGCCGTGTCGGCGGGTACAACTACTTATTTAAGAAAAAAAATTAATATCTATAATCAAATGGCTAAGGTATTAGTTGGCTCTGATACAACTGGTAGTATATTAAAATTTGATGAAGATGGCAATTTTAATAATACTGGTGATAGTATTGATAATCTTTTTATTATTAATTTTTCAAGATTATTAGCAAAAGATGAAATTAAAAAAGGTTCTTTTGAGCTTCAATTAGGTATAGGAACTTCTAGCGCAGCACCATTTGCGGCTACAATGACAATCAAAGACGCAAGCGGTTCTGACAATTATAAAGTAAACTCACCTGTTGGCGAATATGGTGTTTTGTATGCAACCTCCGTATCAAGCGGTTCTATTGCACAAGCGAATCCATCATGTGGTTTAGTGTTCTACCAAGCTGGTGTTGCGATTATCAATACAAATGTGTTTGCCATTTCAAGCTCAAACACCGTAACCACATCAGTTTCTTCAAACCAAAGAGGTCTTTTAACTTCAGCTTATGGTATTCCATATATGTATACCACAAAAACTGTTGAAGATGCTTTTGTAAGCGGAAGTATCGATGATGTAACAGGTTATTTTGCTTCAAGAATTAAAAACGTGTTAATAAACAATACAACAGAATTAAATTCAACAATTTATTTCTGTAAGATTGGCAATGGCGATTTTAACTATTCTTCAAATGCAACTTATTTATCCGGTAGCAGAATAAGAGTAAAAAATTCAGCAGCAGACGCACCAGTATCCTATTTTACAACGATTGGTCTTTATTCCCCAAACAATGAATTATTGGCTGTTGCGAAGTTATCGGAACCAATTAAAAAAGATCCAACTAATGAGTTAATCCTAAGAGTAAGATTGGACTACTAAAATGATGTATAAATTTGAAAAAAATGACGTTTTTAAAAATGTCATTGTTGCAAATCCAAGAATTAATTTTAGAATTAATAAAAATGATATTTATTATAACAATATGAGGCTAAGTCAAGACGTACCGGATGGGTATGCACACATATACGATCTAAATATTGATGGGCTATGCAACGCTGGTCAATTAGATTTTAGCTGCCCTGATAGTAGTGCCTATATTGCGGTGATATAACGGAGAAAATAGATGGCTTTAAGTGTTAAAGACGGCAATGGAACGCTGACAAGTTTAAAAACTACCTTAACTGGTAGCGATCATATGCCACATCACGTTATACAAGAAATAAGCGGCTCAAATATATCTACAATAGTAAGCAAATTGACCGATATTTCAAGTTCTGCGGCGGCTGTCCAGACAGTTACTGCCTCATTAGCTAATCCCGTTTATGTTACTGGGGCTGTACAGGTATCACAACCTGTGAGTGTAGACTTAGTTATAGGCGATAATGTGTTTGTAACTTCTTCTTTGTCCGCTCCACTATATGTTTCTTCTTCTAATAATAGTCCAATTTTAATAACAGGCACTGTTAATGTAGATAATTATCCTGCTATAACAACAGTAACGGCATCTACTACAAGCCCAGTCCCTGTAACTGGCACTATAAATGCTGGTGGCTATTATTTAAATTCAATTAATGATTCTGTTGCGCCTTTAAGTTTTGCTTTTACCAGTTCTGGGGGGGTTAATTATATAAGAGCCACCGCATCAAACTCTAGCCCAGTTACAACAGTGTCTAAAAAAAGTACAATAACTAATGCAACAAAAACTGTTCATAATCAGTATACTATTGGCGATGAATATATTGATTATACATCAAGCTTTAGCGGGACATTTATAATATCAAGCTTAGATATAAATAGATCAACTCTAATTCTTTTTAATCCGTCTGCATATAATTTATATATTTCTGTTGGATCTGGCTCTGATGGTCCAAACGGTTTTCAAATGCTAAATACATCATCTGCTCCATTAAAGTATTCATTTATATTATATCCAAGTGGTACGTATATTGCAGATGATTCAACTGTTTCTGCGTTTCATTCTGGTTTTTTTATTAGTTCTAGTACGCCGGGATTTTCACCAGAAGCAATTTCTACAAAAGTGAGCTATTAGAATGCCTATCAATTATCCAGTCACTACGCCTAGCGTTCCGACAAGTTCAAATGCCTCACAGCTTAGAGGTAAGGATATAAATACAAGTTTTGTACCGCAAGAATATGAAACGGTAATTTGGAATCCACAACAAGATAGATTTGATCTTGGTTTTCCATTTGGATCTGCTCAAAAATTTACTGTTTTATTTAGTACAAGTTCTTATACAGGAACTTTATTTTTTACATTTCCTGAAGCTGAAACTGGTTTTAAAGAAATAAATTGGAATACTTTTTCTGGCTTAAGAACATTTGAAACCGCGTCTTCGTTTTCTTATAATGGAACTCCTTATTTTGCGGCATCCGCGTATATACCAAGAAAATATGGTGGTTTATTTTCGGCTTCGTTCGATACAGGTTCTAATAACTTAGGTTATCAATACCCAACAGAATATGACAGCCCTGTTTATATTATACAAGATTCAAGCAACCCACTAACTGGAACCATAGAACAAAGCCAGCCGGGAGGTGGAGGTGGAGGTGGAGGCGGTGGAGGTTCAAGCACATTTTTATATACAGTTTATGCCCCCGGTATTAAAGACGCTTCTGCTACAGGTCAAGAACTAATTACAAAATTCTATAAAGCAGCTTCAAAAGTTAATGTTTACTATGATTATCAAATAGACACAGGCCATACTGGCTCTGTTTATGTTTCGGGCAATTTTTCACAAGCAACAATTAACGTAACCGGCACAACAACATATGTATACTCCGCTGCGTATACAAACATGACTCTTGATGATAATTTTTATAGTATATACGTTTCTAGCTCAAATGCTAGTAGCAATTTTAAAATTTATAATATAACACTTGAGTTTTTTAATACATAATAAATTGGGAATTAAAATTGGCATCATATTACAGATATATTAAAAAAGATAGTAATAACAATGCTTTTTCAAGCATAACAGATGATGCATTTGCCAATAATTATAGTCCCGGCGATACAATTGTATTAAATTATCCAAGAAAAACAACTATATCAATAAATTATATTACTTCTAGTCAGGCAACATCTTATAATGAATGTGGAGAAACAGATAGAAGTAAAATTTATTCTCTACAAAATACTATAAATTTTTATAGAGCAGTTAGTAATTACTACGATTATAGTTATTATTCTGCTTCAACTGTTACCTTAATAGATATTCCATCAACAATAATAGGATCTGGCATAAGAAGAGGAACTTTATCTTTGAAATTTTTCTTATCTGGTACGTTATTGGGCGAACTAAAAGACGTAAAACAAAACGGCGAGCTAATACAAATAACTCCTACTGGTAGCTATAGCGGGTCTGTGGCTGGAATAGCTTTATATAATGAAGGATTTATTTTATTAACTGGTTCTTGGCCTATTACTTCAAGCGTTCAGGAGATGTATTCTTATTGCCCAGCAGATTCAGTTTACGATTTAGACTATCCACGCTGGATACATTGGGGCAGAGGACTAGACGGCGCTCCAGTAACAGCCTCAATGTTTGATATAGATTTTGAGGGTACAGCAAAAATAAATACTTTGACCATGTTAGCGCATGCTCCAAAAAGTGAATTAAATTATTCTATGAATCCTACATTTATAGAAAAAACAACTGCTTCATTTTTAGCAGAAACTGGTTCTTTGATATATAAAGAAAATGAATATTTATCTATCAAGAATACAGTTAAAACAAATTATCAAGATGTTACTGGTTCTTTTGCAAAACAAACTTTTATTAATAAGATTGGAATATACGATAAAAATAAAAATTTGATTGCAATAGCAAAGTTGGCAACCCCAGTTAAAAAAACCGAACAAAGAGGTTTTACATTTAAACTTAAGCTTGATATGTAGTATAGTTATGCTATGATACTTGGTTTAGACATTAGCACTTCTTTAACTGGTTTTACTGTTTTGAATGAAGACGGTTCAATACTTCACAACGAAGTTATTGATCTTCGCCCAAAACGATTTGATAACATGTTTCAAAAAGCAGATGCTGTCAAAACAAGACTAACACAGATAAAATTTCTTTATAATATAAAAGATATATTTATTGAGCAATCATTAAACGCATTTCGCCCCGGTCTTTCAAGCGCACAAGTTATTTTGACGCTTGGAAAATTCAATGGTATTGTTTCTTGGATTTGCTATGAAATATTCAATAAAGAGCCACAATATATCGGTGCTTCTTCTGCCAGAAAGTCAATTGGTATAAAAGTAGAAAAAGGCCAAAATGCAAAAGAAATAGTTTTAAAACACATACTTGACACAGAACCTAGTTTTAAGGTAGATTATACACCAAAGGGCAATCCCAAACCCGGTACTTTTGACCGTGCAGATAGTTTAGTGATTGCGAAAGCAGGGTATAATTTATGCCAGACCAAGAAAAACTAAAAATTGTTACTGATATACTTGGCGATTACAGAAAAATTGGTAGCGAATATCTTTTCTTTTGTAAAAAATGCAATCACCACAAAAGAAAACTCTCTGTAAATCTTGAAAAAGACAAATTTAAATGCTGGGTCTGCGATTTCAGCGGCAATTCTATTAAAAGAATTGTTGCTAGATTTGGTAATTATCTACAGTTAAATAAGTGGAACGAGCTTTCTGGAATTGTAGAAATTCTAGAATTTGATAAAATCTTTTCACCTCAACAAAGCATTGAAGAGGTTGTTCATGTCAAACTTCCAGAAGAATTTGAATCTTTATGTAATAAAGATGTTTCCCTTAAATCTCTTGATGCTAGACGTTATTTAAGAGATCGTGGCTTATCAAAAGAAGATATTTTAAGATGGAAGATTGGATATTGCAGTTCTGGCGAATATGAAAACCGTGTAATCGTTCCATCATTTGGTGTTGATGGTAAGCTAAATTATTTCGTAGCAAGGACTTATACAACTAAAAAATATAAAAAATATATGAATCCTGTTGCTTCAAAAGATATTATCTTTAATGAATTATATGTTGATTGGTCAAGCCCTATAACATTAGTTGAGGGGGCTTTTGACGCTATAAAAGCAGATAATGCGATACCTCTACTTGGTTCCACCCTGAGAGAAGGTTCAAAATTATTTAAAGAAATTGTTAAAAATGATCCAATTGTTTACATAGCACTTGATCCAGACGCAGAAAAGAAAGCAGAAAAGCTTGTTTCTGCCCTATTAAGCTATGATGTAGAACTTTATAAGATACCAATTCCAAATGGATTGGATGTTGGAGATATGTCACATGAACAATTTTTAGAATTTAAAAAACAATCAACACTATTTAAGGATAGTGATGATATTCTATTAAGAAAAATTATGAGCATAACCTTATGAAGATAAAGTTTAGAGGCAAAAAACTTCTCTCGGAACAAAAAGAAGAAGTTACAAGCGAAGATAAATTAAGTGCTTTATTGAGAATTTTTAAAGCATACGACGCCGCAACAAAACAAAGACATTTAAAACCTGTTTCTGACGGTTATACAGAAGATTATGATTTTGAATATAGAGAAGCAGTAAAAGAACTTAATAAAAAATATGAAAGACATTTTGATTTTAACGATTTAAATGATTTTCTAGAAGAATTAAGAGAAAAAGATGAAATTGATCATGATATGTATGAAAAATTAAGAGACTTGTTTACAAGAATGATTTATGATTCTGAAAGTTCCGATGTAAAAGCTACCGAACATCAGGATGACGATGAGGTAAAAAGACATAGGTATTATTTTCCAAAACCAGAACTTGTAAAAGAAAGTAAAAGATAGGTTACACAACAAAAAAGATCTATGTTAGATTACCCACTAGCAGTAGTGGGTTTTTTATTAGGAAAAAACATGAAAATAGCACATTTAGCTGATACACACATCAAAACTTTGCAAGATCACCAAATTTATCGTGATGTTTTTGAGCAAATTTACCAAAAACTAAGAGAAGAAAGGGTCAATTATATCGTCCATTGTGGCGATATTGCTCATTCAAAGACGCAAATCAGCCCAGAATTTGTAGAAATGGCTAGCGATTTCTTCAAAAATCTTGCTTCTATCGCTCCAACGGTAATAATTCTTGGTAATCACGATGGAAACCTTAAAAATTCAGATAGGCAAGACGCTATTTCACCAATTATTAACGCATTGGAGCTTAATAACATCTTTTTATTGAAAGATTCTGGTGAATTTGAGCTTAATAGGGATATTACTCTGAATGTTTTGAGCATTTTTGATGAAGAGCATTGGACAAAACCAACAAATCCAGAAAAAATCAATATTGCCCTTTATCATGGATGTATCGCTGGCTGTAAAACCGATACAGGTTATACAATGACAAAGGGAGATCATGACGTAAGCATCTTTGAAGGTCATGATTTTGCTTTTCTAGGCGATATTCACACAACCCACCAGATTATGGATGGTGAAGGTAAGGTTAGATATCCCGGTTCTACTGTTCAACAGAACTTTGCAGAAACAAACGATAAGGGTTTCTTGATTTGGGATATTAAATCAAAGGAAAGCTTTAGCTGCAAGCACGTTTCAGTCAAAAACCCGCATCCATTTGTCACAATTGAATTAGATAGCAACGGAAACGTTCCAGACGTAGAGATTGAGTCAGGATCTCGCGTTCGTATTTTCACAGATAAAAATATTACGCTTGATAAAGTAAAAAAAGCAAAAGATGCGATTAAAAATCGTTTCAGCCCTATGAGTATAACTTACTTAAACAAGCCAAATTCAGCTGTTTTTGACCAGAGTATCGTTTCAGAGATCGTTTCACAAAAAAGAAATCTTAGAGATGTGTCATTTCAAGAAAAATTAATTGAAGATTTTTTGAAAGATTATAAAATCAGCAGTGAGTTAAAAACAAAAGTATTTGAATTAAACAAAAAATACAATTCTTCAATACAAGAAGGAGAAGATATCTCAAGAAATATTCACTGGAAGCTAAAGCGTTTTGAATGGGATAATTTATTTAATTATGGTGATGGTAATAGCATCAATTTTAGTGACCTAAATGGTGTTATTGGTATTTTTGGTAAAAATTATAGCGGTAAATCAAGTGTTATAGACGGTATTCTCTATACCCTGTTTAACACCACCAGTAAAAACAACAGAAAGAATTTAAATGTTATTAATCAAAATCTACAAAAAGGTAGAGGAAAACTAGAAATCGAAATTAACGGTGAAGACTATGTTGTTGAGCGTATTTCTGAAAAATATACTAAAAAAACAAAAGGTGTTGAAATAACAGAAGCCAAAACTGATGTTTCTTTTACAAGCGATTCAGAGTCTATGAACGGTCTTGACCGCAACGACACAGATAAAAACATTAGAAAATATTTTGGTACTGTAGATGACTTCTTCCTAACATCTATGGCTACACAATTTGGCTATCTTTCATTTGTCTCAGAGGGTTCAACAAATCGTAAACAAATATTAGCTAAATTCCTTGATCTAGAGTCTTTTGAGAAAAAATTTAAGTTAGCTAAAGAAGATAGTGCAGAAATTAAGGCTCTAATTAAGCGTCTTGAGGTTAATAACAACTACGATGAGTTAATTAAGCAAGCCGAGATTAACGTTTCTAACAGCAAACTAGAAGCAGAAGAAAAGTCATTTCTTATTAAAGAGCTATTATCAGATTCAGTAAAGATCAATGAACAATTACAAAAGGTATCTGATTCTCTAAAAAATATTCCTTCTGAAATTATTGATTATAAATCAACTAGTGAAACTATCACTAGACTGAAATTGGCTTTACAAAACATTAAAGAAGAGAACATTAAATTTGAGGAGGAAAAGAAAAAACTTCATACAATTATCGATAAATCTAATGAATTTCTTTCATTATTTGATAATGAGCAACTTAAAAAAGATAATGACGAATTAGACTCTTTAAATAAAAAGATTGTACCTCTAGAAAGAGAAATCTCAGCCCTATCAACACAGTTAAAGAATGCTAAACATAAATTAGAACTTCTAGAAAGCGTTCCTTGTGGAGATTCATTCCCAAGTTGTAAATTTATTAAAGATGCATTTGAATATAGAAATCTTTATCCTTCTTTGAATACTGAGCATGTACAAAAAAATAATCAGCTAAATGAATTAAATGCTAAATATGATGAATTAGATCAAAAATTAGCTGATTTGCTTAATAAACAAAGCAAAATCACTCAAAAAAAGCTTGAAAGTGAAAAACTACTATCAACTATTCAGATAAGTATTGAGAGAAATAATCTTTCTATCGAAAAAAGAGCTAAACAATTAGAAGAATACGAACAAAAAATTAAAACATACGAAGAAAATAAAGAAGCAATTGAAAATTATATTGAATTACAAGAAAGTAAGAAGAAACTTCAACAAAAAATTTCTGTAACAAGCGGAGATATTGAAAAAGCTAGACATGAAATGAATGTTGCTAATGTTTCTTATGGTTCTTTCTTGAAAGAAGTTGAAACATTGAAAAAACAAAAAAGCGATTTAGAAAAATTACGCGATGAATATACAGCTTATGAGCTATATCAAAAATGTATGCATCCAAGCGGTATTTCTTATGAAATTATTAAACAAAAACTACCAGAAATCAATTCAGAAATAGCAAAAATACTGAACAACATAGTAGATTTTAATGTAATGTTAGAGAATGATGATGATAAATTAGACATAATTATCAAGCATCATAATATGGAACCTAGACCATTAGAAATGGGCAGCGGAGCAGAAAAAACATTAGCTTCAATTGCAATCCGACTTGCTCTTTTAAATGTTACCTCTTTACCAGTGTCAGATCTATTTATTATGGATGAACCGGGAACTGCTCTTGATGAAACAAACTTGCAAGGATTTGTTAAAATTTTAGATATGATCAAAAGTTATTTTAAGACAGTACTAATTATTTCACATCTTGATGTTTTAAAAGAATGTGTAGATGGTCAAATAATCATTAACAAAAAAGGCGATTATGCCTTTATTGATAACTAAAGGAGCCAATATGGCATCAGATAAAGTAGTTTTAGATCCAAAATCAGCAACTAGTATTTTGGATAGCTTGAAAAAAGAAGTAGAAGAAGAATTTGAAAAAGCAGAAAAGGAGGGCGTTGGCTTAGTTGACGTTCTTTCAGAAAAGATCTTATCAAGAAAGTTGCTTGTATGGATCGTTGCAACAGTATTTTTAGGATTTGGCAAAATAACTCCTGATGAGTGGATGAGTATTTCATTAGGATATATTGGTATTCAAGGTGTAGCTGACATGGCTGCAAAATGGAAGGCGGGTAAATAAAATGGATATTAAAAAACTTGCAGGAGAATTGTGGATGAAAATCAAAGTATTAGTTGGTTTGATCGTAGCTGGATTAGTTGTTGGCGCTATTGCTTGGAGAAACCATGTTCAAGATGGTCTATCGACCGTTGATCAAAAAGCAAAAGAGGAACAAGCAAAAGCAGATGCAGAAAAAAAATTAGCTGAAGAAACTGCAAAGCTTGAGGCTGAAGCGATAGCCAAAAAAGCTGCTCTTGAAGCTGAAGAAGCTGCTAAAAAAGCTCAACTAGAAGCTTCTGTTAAGGAAAAGCAAGAGAAACTAAAGAAAGCTGATGTTAAAGAAGTTAAGAAAGAGGTAGAAAACGTTCTTGGTTTAAAAGAAAAGAAAAAAGGTAGACCAAAGAAAAATGAATAAATATAAAAAACTTATATCTTGGATTGTGCTGTCAACTTTCTTGACGGCACTACCAACCTTTGCAGCGGCAGAAGAAATTGATGTGGATGACGATGGTGAAGGTGATTATATTGAATTAAAAAAAGAAGAAACTGCTCCATTTGATGGCTTTCTTTTGCATAAAGATGCCATGATTAAGCTTGTATCTGACCGTGAAGCTGAATTAGGCAGATTACATCTTTCTTTTGAGACTAAAGAAAAAAAGTTTCAACTAGATCTTGAAACACTAACAAAGAAAAAAGAACTAGAATTAACAATTAATAAAGAAATGTATGAAAGTATTTTAAAAATAAAACAAGATAGAATAGAACAACTATCTTCAGAACAAAAATGGTCTGATGTAAAATTAATTGGTGGTTTAGTTCTTGGGTTGGCTATTGGGTTTGCAGTTACGGTTGGAATAGTAGAGGCAACAACGGTTATACTTAAATAATAGCAGCTATTCTGTTTTTAAAATACTATTTATAAATATTAACTGGAGAGAGTTATGCGAGTTATTATAAACAATAAAAATATATTAAACGAGACACTGGATGCGGCTAAAGCAGCAGAACGCGCTAAAAGTATGGGCACTCCAAGTAAAATTGGGGCACCACAAGCTGGCGGCACATCCTCTAAGAAGGATGATGGCATTTGGGGTTCTATTAAGCAAGGAGCAGAAAGTATTAAACAAACAATTGCCGAAACATATGCTGAAATCTCTTTTTATAGTAAAGTTGGTTTTTGGATTGTAGTCGTTGCAATTACCCTCTCAGGTGCTGGTTTTGTTTTGCATAAGTTTATTCAAGCTCGCGGCGAAAAAGTAAGAACAGGCTTACTTATTGTAGAAAGTAATTTAAAAATTTTAAAAGAAAAAGGTCAGCTTCCGGTTGATTTATATAAACAATTTCTTGATGCAACAACAAAACTGCGTACCGCTTTTGATAATTTTTCTAATTTATCAAAAGACCCAAACGTTGATTTAACCGCAGAACTTGTAAAAATACAACAGCAAATTAACGATGTACAAAATGCGCTTGCCGATATTAATCTTGGGGAAGGATTAGAAAAAGATTTATTTAAAAAACAAGCTGAAAGCCGCTGGGCTTCCGAAAAGATAGCTTTGCAATCACAAGCACTTAATGCGATGGACGGTCAAAAGGCAAAAAATCTTTTAAATACATCCACAATATACATTGCCATTTTCGCAAGAGTTATGGATGTAACAGGCAGTAGAGATCCAGTATATTGTTCTGCTTTAACTTATAGAATTATAGAAGCTCATTATACAAATCTATCAGCAACTATTAGACGCATCATATAAAGGACATAAAAATGAAGATAAAATTTAAACAAAATATAGATGAAGCAATAGCAGGTAGAGAGGCTCGCTCCTACGCAGAACGCTGGGGTAGTGATCCACCAGAGGGTGAGAGATCAAAAGAGGAGAGATCAAAAGATAGTGAGAGATCAAAAGTGGCAGACCCACCAGAGAAAGGAACTACACTAGAACCAGAACCAACAACACCTAAAGGGCTTGTCCCACAAGAACTTAGTCCTCCAAAACTTAATAAAGATCAAATTGCTAAATTACAAAGAGACTCAAGAACTTTTAATAGCGATTTGATTAAATGTCAAGAAGACCCCAATATAATTAGTCTTTTAGGTATGTTATGATTAATAAAGACTTAAATTATATAGTTAAACTTGAAAAAGCTATATCAGAAAAATATGGCGAACGTGCTACCTTAAACCCAAAAACATTTTGGGATCAACAAAAAGAAGAAAAATTTTTAAAAGACATAAAAGAAACATCAAAAAAAGAATTTATAAACGATAATACAAAAGAAAAAGTTGAAATAGAAGGTATCCTAATAAATAAAAAATTATTAACAAATAACTTTAATAAAACTTGTGATGTGTGTAAAACTTATTCGTTTGATAAAATTGATGATGTTTACCTGTTAAAATATAAAACATGTCAAAAATGTTATATACAATATATAGAGGATCGTGAAGATAGATGGCTTTCCGGTTGGAGGCCAACGGAGAATTAAAATGGCAGAAATTTTAGAAATAGTTAATGGCATCTCGCAAGCTTTGAGCAACAAAACAAATTTTGAAGCACTAGAAAAAAATCAAAAAGGCTCAATGTACGAGCGCAGCAAAAATGATGGTTTCAATGTTAAGTTTACTGGCAACAAAATGACTTTAACATATGAAACTGAAATGCCATTGCAAGGGGTTCATGATAAAAATTTTGAAACAGATATTGAATCAAGAATTTCAAAATTAATCACTGAAATTGGTCAAAATTATAAAACAATTAAAAAGCAAAATCTTAAAACAAAACCAGTTGGTGACTTAAACATAAGGGTAGAAACTCCAAATCGGATGAGAGCAAGAGTTTTTGCAGTACAAATGTATGAGATTGCAAAAGCTGATAGCCAAGATGCTATGCAAAAGAGCTTTGAAGATCGTCAAGACCGCTATTCAAAACACTGGCTAAGTATTATGAGAAACAAATAGGTATGAAGTATGAAACTTACAAAAGAGGAAATAAAAAGCGAGATTATTAAATGCGGAAAAGATCCGAATTATTTTCTTAATAATTATGCAAAAATTTCTCACCCAGATAAAGGGATCATACCATTCAAGACTTACGATTTTCAAAAAGACTTATTAAACGATTTCCACGATCACAGATTTACGATAATTTTAAAAGCCCGACAGCTTGGTATTTCAACCATAGTGTCGGGCTATATTGCTTGGATGCTGCTTTTCTATAAAGAAAAGAATGTCCTTGTTATGGCAACCAAGCTTAACACTTCTATTGAAATAGTTGAAAAAGTTAAAGATATTATCCGTTCAGTCCCAGACTGGATGACGATTACAACTATTTCGGTTGATAACAAAACAAAATTAGAATTATCAAACGGCTCAAAGATTCAAGGCGTGCCAACCAGCAAAGATGCTGGTCGTGGTCAGGCTCTTTCTTTATTGGTTATTGACGAGGCTGCACACGTTGAGGACATGGATGATCTCTGGACAGGTTTGTATCCTACTATTTCAACTGGTGGTCGCTGTATAGCTCTTTCAACGCCTAATGGCGTTGGTAATTGGTTTCATAAAACTTATGTTGAGAGTAGCGAAAACAAAAATAATTTCCATAGCGTTTCATTGCCTTGGACTGTGCATCCAGAGCGCGGAGAAGAATGGTTCAAAAATGAAACAAAAAATTTGTCCAAACGACAGATTGCACAGGAATATGAATGTAATTTCAATGCATCTGGTGAAACCGTAATCAACGGTGATGATATCCAAACATTAAAAAAACTTGTAAGCGAGCCAAAGTATAAAACTTATATAGACAGAAACTATCATATCTGGAAAGAATTTAGTAGTGATGGTTCCTACCTTATATCGGCAGATGTTGCCCGTGGTGATGGTAAAGATTATTCAGTATTCCATGTTATAAACGTTAAAACTATGGAACAAGTCGCAGAGTATCAAGGTAAAATTGATCTTGATTCATTTGCCAAATTACTTACATCAACTGGTAGTGAATATGGAAATTGCATGATAGTCGTAGAAAATAACAACATTGGATATGCAATATTAACAAAGCTAATAGAAAGTGGCTATAGGAATATTTATTATTCAAGTAAAACTGGCGAAACAAATATGGCTTATGCTGCCTATAATTCAAATTCTGTTCCCGGTTTTTCAACAACAATGAAAACAAGACCATTGATTATTGCAAAACTTGAAGAGTTTATTAGAAATAAAGCAATAAAGATCAATTCTTCAAGACTAATTAATGAATTAGATACATTTGTTTGGATAAATGGAAGACCAGAAGCACAAAAAGGTTATAACGATGATTTAGTTATGTCTATGGGAATTGCTTGCTGGATAAGAGATACTGTTTTAATTAACAATCAAAGGGATTTAGAATATCATAGAGCATTCTTGAGCGCAATAGGAAAATCAGCAAGCCAACTAGATACATCAGTTAGTGGAATGTCTCAATATGAAAAAAATCAAAGAATGGACGCTCAGAAAAAACAATATCTAGCAAATGTTTGGGTATTAAAAGGATAAATAAATGGCAGATAAGAAAAGAAATCCAAAACCAGAAGATTCGCCGCTTTTTAGAAGCTTAACACGGTTATTTTCTGGTCCTATAACAAGTTTTAGATCCCAAGCAGTTCAAAGATATCGCAGAAAAGATATTGATCATCTTAAATTTACATCTGCAAGCGGTCAAACATTTAAAAAGAAATCATATAACCCATTTGAGGCGATTCAATCTAATGTTATGATGAATCAAAGTCGCGCAGAGCGTTATAGCGATTTCGATCAAATGGAATTCATGCCTGAAATTGCTTCTACGATGGATATTTATGCTGATGAAATGACAACAAGCAATCAATTTAGGAATTTATTGCACATTGAATCATCAAATAATGAAATAAAAGAGATTTTACACGTTCTTTATTACGACGTTTTAAATATTGAACAAAATTTGTATGGTTGGTGCCGTACAATGTGCAAATTTGGTGATTTTTTCTTGTATCTAGACATAAAAGAAAATGAAGGAATCAGCAAGGTACTTGGGTTGCCCTCACCAGAAGTTGAAAGGTTAGAAGGTGAAGATGAAAGCAATCCAAGCTATGTTCAATTTCAGTGGAACAGCGGTGGTATCACATTTGAAAACTGGCAAATTGCACATTTCCGAGTATTAGGACAAGATAAATACGCTCCATACGGCACCAGCATCTTAGAGCCAGCCAGACGTATTTGGCGTCAACTACAATTACTAGAAGATGCCATGATGGCGTACCGCATTGTTCGTGCCCCTGATCGTCGCATATTTTATATCGACATTGGTAATATTCCTCCAGAGGAAGTCGAACAATATATGCAAAAAGTTATAACACAAATGAAGCGTAACCAAATCGTTGATCCGCTAACTGGTCGTGTCGATTTACGTTATAACCCAATGAGCATCGATGAAGATTACTTTATTCCAGTTAGGGCTGGTCAATCCTCTACAAAAATCGATACATTGCAAGGTGGTACATTTGCTAGCGCGATTGATGACGTTAAATATTTGCGGGATAAGCTCTTTAGCGCTTTAAAAGTGCCTCAGTCTTATCTATCCCGTGGTGAAAATGCTACTGAAGATAAAAGTACCCTTGCACAAAAAGACATCCGTTTTGCAAGAACAATTCAAAGATTACAAAGAATTGTTATAGCCGAATTAGAAAAGATTGGAATGATTCATCTTTATACCCTTGGCTACAGAAACGATGATATTTTAAAATTTAGATTGATCCTAAACAATCCATCAAAGATCGCAGAATTGCAAGAGTTAGAACACATGAAGTCAAAAGTTGACTTAATGACAGCTGCTAAAGATACAGGATTATCAAGAAGATGGATGTTTAAAAATATCTTTGGCTTCTCAGATGAAGAGTTTATCAGGAATCAAAGAGATCTATTTTACGATAAATCAATTGCTCAACAATTAGAGGGACAACAACCAGAAGCTGGTGCTGGAGGTGGTGGAAGTCCCGGTCCTTTGGCCGGTGCAGGTGCAGGAACAGAAGCCGCTCCACCTCCTCCTATGGAAACACCTACTCCTGATACTACGGCGGCTCCACCCCCAGAAGCAGGATCAGAACCCGCTACAGGAGAAGAAAATATTCTATTAGCGAAACCAGAAGGCGGCGGTGAAGCACCACCACCAGCAAAACGTGAAGATGACGGTACAGTAATTTATAAAAATGGTCAAAGATTCACGCCAAATTCTAATGGTAAATCATATAAACTAAAAAAAACAGACGATAGATACAAGGGAGCTAGACACAGAAGTATAATTTCAATGTCTGGTGATTCTTATGGCAAGAATACAAAAAGAAATGTATTTAAAGGTAAATCCGTTCTAGATACTTATGCTGCTGGCATCATTGCGGAAAACCAAGAAGTTGATAATTACGAAAGAGATGAAAAATTATTATCAGAAATGCAAGATAAATTAAAATCCTTGTCTAAGGCTTTAAACATTAAAGAGGAAAAGGAAAATGGAAAGTAAATTAAAACATAATAAGAAAAGAAATACAGCTTTTCTTTACGAAGTTCTCGTTAGAGAGCTTACGAAATCAGTTTTATCAAAAGATAATGATCGTAGAAATCAAGTTTTACTTATTATTAAAGAATATTTCTCGCCAAACACTGCTCTGTCAGCCGAATTAAAACTTTATAAGTCTTTTGAGGAAAATTCAGTTGACCAATCATTGGCAGATAAGTTCATTTTTGAAGCAAAATTTAAACATTCGCAAATCAATAAGATTGATTTATTCAATGAGCAAACTTCCTTGATTAATACAATTAATAAAACAATTGGTTATCAAATTTATGAAACTTTTCTACCAAATTATAAAAATTTAGCAACAATTTCACAAATTTTTAGCGAAAAAACATCAATAAAAGATAAATTGTTGTTAGAAGAAGGGTTAAAAACCTTTATCGTCAAAAAACAAGACGAAAAAACTAAAAATCTTTTAGATAATGTTGATTCTTTAGTTTATAAAACATTTGCTAAGAAGTTTAATGAAGAATATTCATCAAAATTATTAGGTGAACAAAAAGAATTACTATTTAAATATGTTAATAGTTTTGCTGACAACGGTTTAGCATTAAAAGTTTATCTAAATGAAGAAATCGGTAGATTATCGACTGGCGTTAAGAAATCTTTAGTCTCTGAAGAGGTCGCACAAGATAAAAATATGGCTCAAAAAGTAAAACATTTACAAAAATTCTTAAATGAATTCAAAAATGCTGATCTTGATGATGCTTCATTGTCTACATTACTTAAAATACAACAATTTGTCCATGAGGTAAACAATAATGGCAATTAATGTAACAATAAATTCCAAAGAAGGCGGTGGAAAAAAGAAAAAATTAAAAATTCAAAGAAATATGAGCGGTCATTATGTCTTAACTGAACATCCAGAATTAGATATTGTTGTTATGCCACAGGCATCCAAGATTCTAATGCTGACTAAAGCTGAAACAAGCGACTATTTATACCGCACACAGGATAAAATTTTTAAACATCTAGTTGATAGAGGCGTTGTGCAACCAGAAAGTATAAAAATTGGTAATGTTTTTGGGAGCATGGAAGGTGGTTTTCCACAAAAAACACACGATGGCAAAGATGGTATGCTTGTCGCAATATATGTTTTATCACAATTTTTAGAAGATGAAAGACCAGAATATATTGCAACAAAACAAATTCAAAAAGATCTTGAAAATAAATTGCTTAACCCGCCAATGGAAGATTCTACAGAGCTTGGAGAGATACCGCAAGAAACTTTCAAAGGCTCTATTCCAAAATATGGATTCCCCACCCGTGGTATTTATAGATACAATTACTAATATTGGAGAAAATTTATGAAATTTACACAAGATTATGTCAAGAGAATGATAAGAGAAGAAACAAAAAAATTATTAAAAGAAGATACCGCTTCTGATCTAGAAGCGCAAGCCGCAGCGACCGGCGCAGGCAAAAATCAACCAAAGCAAACAGGTTCTCAACATGCTAGAGATTTTCAAGCGGCTCAAGATCTTTTTAAAATTGTTCAAACCGGACAGTTGACTCGGGAACAAGCAAATGCGGTTGTAGAAGCATATAGGGCAATAAATGCTAAAAAACCTTTGCCTCAAAATGCCGTACGGACAATTAAAGAATTAGGAGGCTCTATACCATCTACAAATATTGCAAAACCGGTTGCTCCTACTGCTGCTCCTACTGCTGCTAAACCAGTAGCTGCGGTTGGGCCTTCTGTAAATTCTACGGTTGTTCACAGGGAAGCACCGGGACAAAAATTTACAGTTCTTGAAAAAAGAGGAAATTTTGTTCTTTTAAAAGATGTAAAAGGTGAAACTTTTCAAGCTGAGTTGTCCGACTTGACAGTTGTTCAAGAATCCCGCATTAGAAGAATTGTCAAAGAAGAAATTTTAAAAGAAATGAAAGTAAGAATTAACAGCTCATTAGACGAAGAAACAATTACCTTAGATGATGACGAAGAACCAGTAACACCAAGAAGAAAATCATTTATACCAGAACCAAAGCCAACTAAAGTTGATCCTACTGTATTTACCGGGACAAGCCCAACAGTTTTAAAAGGCGATGAAATTGGAGTTAAGGATATTGTTCCTAAAGGAAGTACTGTTAAAAACAGCCCAATTCCCGGTAAGCAATCTGGTGATCTTAATGTTTCTGGTAAATATTCTGGCATGACTGATCCTTTTAGAAGTAGAGGTGCTCAATTTCAAACGCGCACGCAGCCAACAACACCAAAAAAGACTATTAAAATAACTCCAAAACCAGAACCTCAACCGATCATTGGAAAAATTAAAAATTACGATCCAATTGGAAATGAAACTGACGACCAATATGCTCAAGTTCCTAGACCGTTTGAGGCGCAACCAGCACGCGATCCATTAGCCGATCCTTATGCTTCAGCAACATCGCCAACTACACCACGACCCCGTCCTCGTCCTCGTCCTAATACTGCATCCAAGAATGATCAATTTGATCCTGATGATTTGAATAATTTAGCAACGATGAGCAAAATAATTCAAAAAATTGAAAATTAATAATGCAACTTTTAACTTTTATATTAGCCTGTTATGGCATGACAATGATTCTTGTTTATAGCAAGATTTTTGAACAAACAAGAAATTATTTGAAATCATTTAACAGCGAAATGCTTTCATACATGATTAAATGTTGTATGTGCATGGGTTTTTGGGTTGGTGTGGTAAATGCAACTTGTTTTTTTGATTTAGAAACAAATTGTCTTATGGCTGGTTGTATTTCATCCGGTACAACATATTTTATCAGCAGATTAGTAGATGATGACGGAATTCTTATTAAAATGAAAAATGGGTAACTATTTATAGAAATGGAGGTATGCTATGCGTACACAAGTAACTTATGTTCGTAGATATATGCTACAACCTGTTCGCCGTTGCTGCAACGGTAGCTAAATTTGGCCCTCTAGGACAAAAATCTTAGAGGGCCGAAAATAAATTTTAATATTAGGAAAATTAATATGAGACTAACAGAAAATTATTTGAAGAATGTTATAAAAAGCAAATTAAAATCTTTGTTAAGCGAAGCGCCTTTAACTAAAATGAGCGTTGACGATTTTCGCAAACTACCAAACGCAGATACATCAATAGAAGGACCACAACTTCGTGATCGTCCAAGAATTCCAAATCCAGACGGTACTATTCCACCTCTTCCAAGGGGAACTGGTCCCGGTCGGGCAATAAGTACAGCAACGCCAGATCCAAAGCAAGCAGAAGATGCAGCAAGGAAACAAAGACTTTTAAATACTTATCTTGAAAAAGCAAAAGCTGGAACTTTATCTGATGACGAAAAGCAAACTCTTTTATCTGGTCAATCAGTTTTTGGAGAATTACCGCCAGAGCAAAAAGCAATTCTTTCACCACCCCCTGCACCCCAAAAACCAAAAGATAAAAGTGGTATGACAAAAGAGGCGACAGAAGTAACAAAAGAAATTCAACAATTATTAATAGATTCTGGTGTTTCTCTTAGTAAAGGAGCTAATGGTTTATATAATCAAGAAACAGCAAATGCAGTAAATAAATGGTTTGCCGAGCATCCAGATGTTCAAAAACCTCGCGGTGTTAAATCAAATTTCTTAGCAACTATAAAACAATTTAGAGATGCTATTAAATCTGCGGCTCCACAACCAAATGATAAAGTTAAAGATATTCAAGCTTTGTTAAATTATTTAGAGAGTGAAACTGCTGAAGGGTATAAAACAAGTCCATTACTAAAAATTACTGGTATTCTAGATGAAAAAACAATAGAAATTGCTAAAAAACATGTCGATGATAAATCCTCTTTGGATTCATTACAAGGCGATGATTTATTTAATAAAATTTATGATGATCTTCTTGGGGGCGACAGTTGGAGCTGGTATAAAGAATATGGAGAACCTATAAAATTTATTACAAAACCGGATTATGTTTGGGATTATGTTTGGGGAGATGGAGATAAATATGAAGCAGAAAAGCAACCACCAGAAGAACCGCCAACTGCTGATAATTATTTAAATAGTCCTTATTACAAAAAAAATTCAGAAGGTATTTTTGCTGGTGAAGTTGATTTAACGCCTGAACAAAGAAAAATTTTAGATGCAAGAATGCAAAAAAGAGCTTTTGATAGAGCCAGCCCAGTAAATCAAGCAATGACTAGATACAACGATGCTCGAAAAATGAGACAAGGACTATCACTTAAAGAATCTAGAATTTTCAAAGAATCATATATAAAAGAAATGATTAGGGAAGAATTCTTGAAAGAAATTATTGAACAGGAATTGAGAAAAATATAAAAATGTCACAAGAGCTTTTAAGAGAATATTATGAATTATGCGAAGGTGGTGTCTGCCGTGATCTATTAACGGAAGAAGAAAAACGCTTTGTATCAAATGGTGGTTTGATGCTATCCGGTGTGATGCAAAAGTGCAATAAAGAAAACGGTAACGGTAGAATATACCCAAGAGAAATATTGCAACGCGAAGTTGATAACTACAAAAAATTAGTTATGGATCGTCGGGCATTGGGTGAATTAGACCACCCAGATGATTCTGTTATAAATCTAAAAAATGTTTCACACATGGTAACAGATATCTGGTGGGATGGCGATGGAGTTATGGGAAAAGTTCGCGTACTAGACACCCCATCAGGTAATATCTTGAAAAACCTTGTTCATGGTGGAGTTAAATTGGGCATTTCATCAAGAGGTCTTGGATCAACAAAAAAAGATAGCGGTAAAACAATAGTGCAAGAAGATTTTCAATTGATTTGTTTTGATTTCGTTCAAGAACCAAGCACTCCCGGTGCATTTATGATTAAAGAAAGCAAAACACGCGATGTGAACAAGATTTGGTCTAAAGCAGATCGCTTAAATAGATTATTAAACGATATCGTTAAATAGAGGATATAAAAAATGAGTGAAAATTTTAATTATAAAGCCGGTTTGCATAATGTTGGCTCATACCAAGTTAGTGGCATCCCATATGTTACTGCTAGCTTAACAGCCCCATCAAGTAGTGCAGTTCCTTTAGAAATTACATTCCCAAGTGTCACGCAAAAAATTCATATTTATAACTATAACGCATCACATGGTTTAAAAATTGGTTTTAGCGTAAATGG